GCACCCCGAGGGCCTGTTCGCCGGCGACCGGGCCATGCCGGTGCAGTTTTACGACGAGGTGAACAAAAAGCGCGGCACGCAGTGGGAGGCGTCGCGCCTGGTAACGATCGCCAGTAACGCGCCGGCGGCAAACGTCTATTCGATCATCCGCACGGGCAGCAAACCCGTGGACTTGAAGTCCCGCATATTCGGTTACAGCGGCTTGGGCGTGGTCGGCAGGATCTACAAAGCGCCCACCTTCACCGGCGGCACACCCGACCCGTGGTTCAACATGAACCCGCGCTATCTGGGCACCCAGCCCCTGGCACAGCTGCTGACCGGGTTCACGCTGACCGCCAACGGGACGAAATGCGGCGCGGATATTTTTGGCATCGGCCCGGGCAGCCAGCAGTCACGCGGATCGATCCCGCAGTCGATGGGCAGCAACCGCATTCTCGACGAGCCGAACACGGCGTACCTGCTGGAGATTGCCAGCCTAGACCCCGGAAGCCAGGACGTGATGGCCCGCCTTGAAATGTACGAAGGCGGGCTCGACTTGCCGCTAACGCTCTGACTTGCCACGTTCGGCAGTCTCAACGAACCGCGCCCGGGCAGCCTGGGTGCGTTTCACCACATCCGGGAAAGCGGGGGTACCGTCATCGTTCAGCAGTATCTCAGACGGGGAGCATTTGCAGTTGCTCGCCATTACACCATTCGCTATCATAAGGCCTGATAATTCCTCAAGGTCGTAAACATGCCCACTAAACGAGAACTCGCTGACCTCGATCACCTCATCGAGCTGTGCCGTGGCGGAATGTCGCTCCAGCAGGTCGCGGACACCGCCCAAGTGTCCGGTAGGACCCTCTACCAGTGGCTTCTCGACGAGCGTGGCCTGCGATTCGAGAACCTCGCCCCGAAGCTGTCCGATCGGTTCGATATTGAGGCCTTGATCGCCCGGCACGAGAGCGGGGTCCCGGTCCAGCAGATCAGCGCTGAGACTGGCGTGTCTCGAATTACATTGAACCGATGGTTTGCCGAACGCGGGGTAGGTTCGCGAAGTCGTTCCGCGGCCGCGCTGCTGCGGAAGGGTCGCGGCAAATTCGCCGTCACCGCCCCCGCCCACGAGGCTAGTCGGGGCCGAATTGACACGGCGGAAACTAAGCGCCTGCGAGCCCTTACCGGCAGCCGTCGAGTCGGCAAGTACGAACTTGAACTCATCCAAGCACTGCGCGAGGTGGGCGTCCACTGCCAGGGGCAGTACCCGATCGGCCACTACAACGTGGATATCCTCCTCGATGTGCGCGGCATCGCCGTGGAAATCTACAGCAGTCACCCCGACAAACAGCGAATGGCCGAGATCCACAAGCGAACGGAAGACTTCCTCAATCGGGGCTTCTCGCAGTTGACCATACAGGTCACCGCCCCCGGCGGGAGCTTCGACCTGGGGGCGGTGCGTGACAAGGTGATCGCCTTTGCGGAGTTCTGCGGCCGGCAGAAGCCCGCGAGCGGTCATCACGGGGTGATTCGGGGTAACGCGCAGGTCGTATCCCGAAGCAGTCACGAGACGTACGGCAGGCCCCTCGTAACGGGCTTTTGAACCTGCTATGAAACGGCCTGCCACGCGCGTTCCAGGCAGGTAGCAGTTGTACCGGTTGCCGTCTTGTGCATACCAAGCGCGCTCTTCCTGAACCGAAAAAATACCCCCGTGCCTGCGTGCATGCGAAATTCTTGTGGTAGGACTCAGCGCACTCAAGTGCATCACGCCCACGTTCACACCGATCGACCGGGCGTCCTCCGTCTCGGCCAGACGGCCCTCGCGCAGCGCCTCGCCCGTTTCTGTCCGTGCGATGTTGTTGGCCCGGCGCTCGACAATCCCGGTCGATTCGGTGATCCGCTTGGAGATTTCGAGCGGCCCCACCCCGTCGGCCAGGCCCTGGGTCAGCGTCGAGGCGAGCGTCTGCTGGACGTCCGCCGTGATGCCTTCCATCTTCTCGAAGATCCGCCCGCGCAACAGCGAAAGGCGCTTCAGGTACGGCGGCGAGGTCAACAGCTGCTCAAGCGACCGGGCATCGGCATACAGTTTCGACTGGTTGGCGATACTGGCGTTCGCCTTGGCCGTGCCTTGCTGATAGGCCGGGCGCACGTAACCGGTGAACAGCCACCGGCCGCCTTCGTTCATCGTCGCGTCAACGATACGCGCCAAGTCAGCCAGCAGCAGATCGATAGCGTCAACACTGGTCAGGAACTCATAGCGCTCGACGTTCACGGCGAGAAACTGGATCTGCGAGAGGGCATCGCGGTACGCCTTGCCGCACCGGCGCACGCGCTTGCCCATTTCGTTCATGGCGCCCCGTTCGCGCCGCGCTTGACCAGAGGGGTCGGCTTCGTTGGTTGGCAGAATAGGCTGGCCCATTACACGTCCTCGTCTTCTGGCAGATCCGGCTGAGGCGCACCGGCTTCGTGCCCCGCGGCGATGCGGATTTCGTCGGCGCTGTAGACAGGGTCGCCAGTACTGGTGTTGGCTTGGTTGGTTTGCGCCATTTTGTAAGCCAGGTCAGCACGGTCAGTAGCGGTCGGCTCGGCCAGGTCGTCCCACATCACAGTAATGCGGCCTGCGGGTTTGATCGCCTTCACGCGCTCCAGGTGGCGGACCATGCCGCGAATCTCCCGGGCCACTTCGCCCTCGCGGTCACCCTGGCAGCGCTCGTTGAAATCGCGGATATCTTCGACACTGGCACGCTCGCCGGTCTGGCTGCCGACCACGAGGCGGGCGGCCGTACGGAACGACGCCATGGCGACCTGCAGCGATACGGTGAACGGCTTTTCAGGATCGGGCAGAGCCGCAGAGAGAATACCCACCTCGGCACCTTGAGTAGCCAGTACCAAGTCCTGGCGGGTGTTCAAGGCCTTGGCCTGCTGGTTCAACTCTTCGGCGACTTCGTCGTCGGGCTGACCTGGCTTAGTCGGTTCCGCGTCGGACTCGTAGTTGATATGGATTTGGCGCGCCGCGTTCTTCAGGTAACCCTCGCCAGAACCGCCCGTCACCTTCTCCATGTCGACGAACGCGTTAAAGCCGGGTTCTAACATCGACCGCCCGCGCTTGTAGTCGCCGACAATGTACAGGCGGTCAGGGTGCAGCTGAACCGGTGGGCTGTTTTCGAGGTCCGTGGCGTCAAAGCCGGTCGGCGTGTAGTTCCACATCGTCACGTTGCCCAGGGCGTCGCGGGTGGCTGGCTGGAGCTGGCCGCGCCATACCGGCACCAGGTCTTCGAGCACAGGCGAGCCGGTCACTGCGTCGGCCAGAGTCTCGCCGTCCTTGCCGTTGGCAAACTTGAGGATCAGGCCGGACCATGCGCCGACCATGCGCATGCCATACGCTTCCTTGAGGTACCACCAGAGGTCCGTGTCCTCGGCCAGGGTCGCAAACTCCTTTTCCCACGCCGTTTCGGTAGTCCGCTCGTCGTCTTTCGTACCCTGGATCACCCATGGGGCGGTCTGGAAGACCTTCTCGGCGATCCGATCGACCACGCCCGCCGCCACGCCGTGCCGCGTATACAGGTTGTAGAAATCCTGGAATCCGAGCTTTTCCTTGTAGCCGTACTCGGCCCAAGCGTCCGGCCGTTTGTTGTCCAGGCCCATCGTGCGCAGCATCCCGGCGCGGGCGCGTTCTTCGGGGGTAGCCATGTGTGCCGCCTCGTTCTGAGTTATGATTGCGGCAGTTTAACCCATAGGAGGCCCCGAAATGCGGGAGCTACGCGTAAACGCCTTCACGGCGGTCGACAATTCGAAAATCCGGCGCGAAACCGTCGACGGTCGCGAGTACGTTATCGTGCCGTCCGCAACGCTGCCGCCGAATATAGTGATGAACGGCGTCCTGTACCCGGCGGAGGAAACCGCGCGAACCTACACCCAGTTGGACGGCAAGCTGGCCCCTCTCGGGCACCCCAAGGATGCCAGCGGTAAGTGGATTAGTGCCGGCGACCCGGTGGCGATCCATGCGAACCACGTCGGGGCGTTCAACCGTAACGTGACGCTGGGCGAAGACGGTCGGGTGCACGTCGAGAAGTGGATTGACGTGCTATTCGCCAACGCGACCGAGCGAGGTCCGGAAGTACTGGCGGCTATCGAAAAGGGCGAGCCGATCAGCACGTCTATCGCGGTGTGGCTGCGCGTGCACCCGGTCGCCGAGGGCCTGCCGTACAGCGGCCGTGCCGAATACCTGGCCATTGACCACGACGCAATTCTGATCGGCGAAGCGCCTGCTGCAGGCGTTGACCAGGGCGTCGGCCTGTTCGTCAACGTCGACGCCGGCACGCTGACCGGCATGACCCAGCAAGAAAAACACGAGGTACTGCGCGCCGCTGGCGTGGCTCGCTGGCCCGAGCTGTACGTCTGGCTGGCAGACTTCACCGACCAAACCGCCGTGTTCGAACTGGAACAGCGGTCAGACGGGCCGGCACCAGCGAATCGCTACGTTGCAGTCGACTACGAAATGAGCGGCGCGGTGGCCAATTTGGCGGAGGCCGTTCGTCCGGCAGTACGCAAAAGTCAGTGGCAAATTCTGGCGAATAGCGTTTTCAATCGTGGCGCGTTAAACTTCGACGTGCAAACCACAACTCAGGAGGCTGACGATATGTCGCCAGAACAAATCCAGGCTCTGCGCGAGGGTATCGCCGCTGACCTGAAAGTGAATGCCTCGGAGGCCGTAACCGGCGCCCTGGCCCCCGTACTGGACCGCCTCACCGCCCTGGAGGCTCAGGTCGGTAAAGGCGAAGCAGCCGAAACCGAAGCGCTGCGCACCGAAGTGGCCGCCCACATCGGCGCTGACGCCGCAGCCGAACTGTCGGTAAACGCCCTGCGCGCCACCCTCGCGAAAGTCAAACCGGCGACCGACGTTCCCGAAGGTCAACTGTCCGTCAACCGTTCCGACGTGAAGCCCCGTGCTCGCGCCGAAATGCCGAAATAAGGAGAGCTGACCATGGCTTACGTTCCGAACAAGGTATGGCGTGGCGGTGTCCACCGCACCACTCCCGAGACCACCGAAGTCATCCTGGCATCCGCCGCTGCCCGTCTGCCGGGCTGTGTTGTCGGCCTGGACGGCGCCGGCGCAGTAGCGGGCCTGCCCGCCTATGTGTGGGGCGAGCAGCTGCACGGCGGCATTGACGACGTGCCGGTCGCTACCGACACCCAGCGCCTGTACGACACGCACAGCGGTGACCTGTTCACCGGCCGCGCTGCTGCCGCACAGACCATCGCCGCCGACGCGCCACTCACCCCGAACGCCACCGGCCGCCTGGTTGTCAGCGACGCCGCCACCGCAGTGTGCTACGCCGATGGTGCCGTTACTGGTGCAACCGTCGCCGATCAGCGCATCGCGATTAAGTTCAAGTAAGGAGAACGTCAAATGTCGTTCATTTTCGACCAAGCACGAATCGCCGGTAACCCCGGCCTCCCGCGCCAGTGGGACGACGTTCTCGACCTGCGTCAGTATTTCGCAGTAAACGAGGACACTTTCGCCGCTCAACTCGGCAACCGCAATACCCCGGCCATGGGCTCGCTGACCGTCAACGCGGCGCGCGACCTGGAAGCCGTGTGGCGTGATTTCGACACTCAGACCATGGCCCTGGGCCGTGATCCTGAGTCCGAGCTGCTGCGCGACCTGGCCCCGCTGGCCCGTTCGGTCAACATCGGCAAGATCGTCAGCGAGTACCGTCGTACCAACGGCGAGTTCTCTGCGCAGTCGTCCATCGACGGCCAGCACAAAAAGCCGATGGACCGCGGCACCTACGACTACGACGGCACGCTGGTCCTGGTGCACACTTCCCAAGTCGGCCGCACCTGGCGCGAACTGGAAGGCGAGCGCTCGGAAGGCTTTGACGGCCTGCTGGAAGACCAGTCCGGTGCGACCCTGGAAGTTCAGGACCAGTCGGCGAACTACATGATCAACGGCGACACCTCCAAGGTGTACAAGGGCTACACCGGTCACGGCATCAAGACCAGTCCGAACACCCTGGCAGTTGACCTGTCGGTCGGCGGCAGCGGCATTACCGCGGTTGACCTGACCTCGGCGACCCTGACCCTGGAAGAGGCGAACAACTTCTTCATCCAGGTAATCGCCGCGATGCGCCTGCAGTTCGCCACTGGCCGCATCAAGTTCTACACCTCGTCCGCCGTGATTCAGAACATGTCGCGTATTGCCGGCGTGGTTGGTTCGACCCGCTCGATCGCTTCGATCGTTCTGGACAACCCGGAAATCGCGGGCATCGTGTACGACAAGAACTTCAGCGGCAACGAGATTGCCGGTGTGATCCTCGACGCGCGCTACATCAAGCCGATCGTCGGTATGCCGCTGACCTCCACCCCGATGGTACGGAAAACCCCGATGGACGATTTCCAAGTCCTGGTGTGGACCGCTACCGGCCTTCAAATCCGCGCCGACGCTGCTGGTAAGAGCAAAGGCGTATTCTACGGGTCGCCATAACATGGAAAAGAAAACCTACCGTTTGATCGCCGATATCGGCGACTTGAAGCGCGGCGCCACTGTCAAGCTGACCGCCGAGAAGGCCGCCAGTCCGCTGTATGCGAGCCGTATCGTGTCGGCTGACGCTGGCTCGGCCGCTCCTGCGGTTGACCTGGAGGCGATCCGTGCCGAGCTGCGCAAGGAACTGGAAGCCGAAGCGAAAAAGATCGTCGAAGCGGCCCAGGCCGAAGCGAAGCAACTGATCGCTGACGCCCAGGCCGAAGCGAAAAAGATCGTCGAAGCGGCCCAGGCCGAAGCGATGAAACTGGCGACCGGCAACGGCAAGAAGTAACAGCCGCTGCGCAGTACAACGAACGGCCCTCACGGGCCGTTTGTCGTTTCTACAGTTCTGGGAAAGGCCGGATCCCTTCGGCACGTATACGCCAAAGCTCGGTAGCTTGGCAGCAATGCCCGGCCTGTCCGAACCTATCACTCAGGCCAGCATAAGATCGCAGAACCACTATCAGGTGAGGGTTCTCCCACAAATACTGGTCCCATAGGTGTGCGTACCATTTTGCGCACTCGTCGGCGTTTAAGGGCTTTCGCCCCTTTGCGGCACGCCAGTTTAAGCCGGTCTCCTCGCCCGCGAACACCTTACGCGCCTGATATAGCGACTCAATCGAGCCCCCGTACCGTTTGACGCGGGCTCCGAACGCCGAGAATCTAGCATCACCTCGGGAAGAGCACTCAAGGTACGGCGGGACCCCATGTTTGACCATCGCTAGGCCCACCAGTACGGGTCAAACGGTTCGCCGGACCGGGCGTACGTCAGCAGAACGCCATGCGTAAACCTGACGTCACGAACAACGCTACGACTGCGGAAACGACCGGGTGTCCGAGGCTTTGCGTACCACTCGCGCTTACGCGCTGCTACGGCCTGCCATTGTGCGCGTGAGCGCCGGTCCATCTTGCTGAGAGCGCCCATATCTACATCTCCGGTTTGTGCGAGAGCCGGACGAACGTCGCGGACTCCAGGCAAGCGAACCGGGGATCCTCGCCCATCCCGGCGTTCTGCTCGTTCAGCGACATGGCCATCGCAAAGCACGACTCGTTGTCGGTAACCTCGGGAAACCGTCCGGTAACGTCCAGGTAATCGCACCCACCGGCGCCGCATAGTGCGGCAACTAACACTAGGCTCAGCATCGGGAAATCTCCACTTCACGCGGGAAATCGAACGCCAGGGGCGTATGGCCCGGCTGCGTGCGCTTGCCGCCCCACAACGTTCCGCCACCGAAGTCGATACCGGCGCCAGGGTAAATAGATTCGGTCATGTCGACGCCCGGGCCGGTGACCCGCACGCGGCAACCGCGACGCTCGAAGGTGCCGAGCACCGTTACCAGGTATTCGCCGACACGGACCGACTGGCCGGCTTTTCGAGTGAGTACGAGCATGATTAACGTCCTTGCCGAAGGTCGGCCAGTTTGCGGGTTAGGTCGAGCGAGGCGCGCTTGCAGGCGGCGTGCTCAATTGAGCAGACCCGGCGACAAACGGCCTCGGCGTTTCCGTAACGGCGCCCGAGGTGGTCATGCGACTCAGCCTTGCGCTTAGCACGCAGCGCCTTCGCGGCTTTGATGAATCGGTGCGCCTCTACAAGCGCTTCGTCTAGCGTTTTGTCGGTGATCATTCGTAAATGCCCCCAAAAACGTGCAGCACTAGTGCGCCTCCCTCCATCTGGAACGTCCCTAGGAACGGCGCCGACGCTACTGCGTCTGGTAGCACCTGTCCGGTGCCGCAGACCCCAAACACTAAGCGGCGATCGGGATGGCGAGTGTCGACCCGAAACCACATTTGGGGGTCGCCGTCCTGCATTTGAAGAGAGAGAAACTGAGCGCCTGACGGCAAATCCCAGGTGAACGTATCCTTAAGCACTACCGGTATTTTGTACACAGTGATCATCGTCTTTGCCCTCCAGGGCGTTGTCCGTTTCGTTGAGCACATAATAGGGCCGCTTTTCTGCACTGTCAATAGGCATCGTGCCTACATCGAGCCTTTCATGTCTACCCGTCCGAACCGCCTGAAAACACTGGCCGTACTGTATGTCTTATAGGTATGCAGAGATACTTCTAATCTTAATAGGTATAAATATACATATAGACGTATAAGGCGCCATGGCGGAGCGGTGGTACAATCTCTTCCATCTCACCCATCCCTCCCGAGGTGGCCCATGGCGATCACCGCCGACCAACTGAACGAGTACCTGACGGCCCAGGGCATCACCGCACTGCCGTCGTTTGTCGTCGACGCGATTGTCGAACTTGTGAACAACCCCGACCTGGCCGAATGCTTCGCCGCTAACGGCTACACCGATGCTGCACAGGCGATGTTGGCGCTTTCCCTGGCCTACCTACTAGCCATGGCCAACTATCCGCGTTACATCACGTCGCAGAGCGCGCCTAACGGTGCGAGCCGTTCTTTCAGCACGCCCCAACTGGCCGAAATGTGGCGCGGCACCCTGTCCGTGATCGGCGCGTTCGACCCGGCGAACTGCCTGGGCGACGTGATCCCGGTTAACCCGAACGTGACGAAGCGCTACGGCGCGCGCATCGGGGTGGCGTGCTATGGCAAGTAACACCACGTCCGGCTGGGCTAACACGAACACCGCGACCGTGCGCCCGCGCGGCGAGACCGACACCGAGAACGGCGGCGTGATGTGGGGCGAGCCCTACCAGATCGAATGCACCTGGCGGATGCCCAAGGAACAGAAGGTCTTGTCCGACAGCCAAGGCCGTGAAGTCGTGCCGGCCTGGGAGGTGCACACGGAAGACGTGCGCCCGCGAGTGTTCGACGAAATCCGCCTAAACTCGACCAATCCCGAATGGCGCGAGATACTGGGGAAGAACGAGGACGACATGTCGTTCTTTGACGAACCCCCGGCGTTTCGACTGGACACCTGACCATGGCCAAGAGCGTGCGCAAGAACTGGGCGAAACTGGTCGACAAGATCACCGGGCCCATGTCCGAGAAGACCGTGACGGAAGTAATGGTCATCGGCGGCATGTACGCGGACCTGCTCACACCGAACGCGCTGGGGAACCTCCTGCGTTCTCGTTTCCGCGAGGTCGTGAAGCCCGGCAACGGCTGGGTCGGTCGGTACGGGTACACTGCAGCCTACGCGGCGGCGGTGCACGGCGCCAAGGGCGCGCTCAAAGGCACGAACACGCCACGGCCTACGCCCGGTACCGGTAATTACTGGGATCCGGACGCCGAGCCGGAATTCCTGACCAAAGGCTTCGAGCGCGACGGCCTCGACGCGATCAAAAAGGCGATTATCAAAGGCATGAGCGTATGAGCCCCTACGAGGCCCTTAGCGAGTGGTTGAAGCAGGACAGCACCTGGGCAGCCTGTAAGTACTTTCGAGGCCCCTGGCGCGACCTGGAGAGCCAACGGAACGAACGTTTGGTGTCTATCGTCGAGGACGACGGCCAAATCGAGCAGGTGATGCAGACTTACACCTATCGCGTCGTGGTGGTAGGTCCGACCGACTGGGAAAGCCGCACGGGCGAACTAAAGAACCTGCGCGACCTTATGCAGCGGATCGTTACGCGCCTGACCGTCGAGGGCGACACAGAGGCGTGCGGAGTCGCACAAATCGACGTGATCGGTGGCATAATGGGTCCCGGCTATACTGACACGGGCCGCCCGTGGTATGGCGTTTCTCTACAACTTCTCGTTTAGGAGGCCATCCCATGGCTGAGTGCGCACAAAGTAAATTCACAGGCATCAAGGCTGTGCTCGAATATCAGATCCTTTGCCCGGAGGAAGCGCCGGTCGAACTCGACTGGAAACGCGTCGGCGCGATGACTACCAAAGACTTCTCGCTCGAGTGGGATCTGACCGAAGCTGACGGCGACGACAACGAAGGCTCGGTCATGGAACAGCTCGCCGCGTCGCTGAACATGACCGTGTCCGGCGACGGCCTGTGCAAAAAGGCTGACGACAGCACGTCGAATCAGATCGCGCTGACCCAGCACGTGCACAATCCAGAAGCGACCGGCGGCCAGCCGTATGCCTGGATTCGCCTGACCTACCCGGACCTGACCTTCACCTTCCCCGCGCTGGTGAACAACATGAGCCGCACCGGTGAGAACCGTTCGGCGGTAACGTTCAGCTTCGAGGCGACCGCCATCAAGGCCGGTACTGCCGTTCCGACCCCTGTCGTGTAAGGAGAGCGAGACATGGCTGTAATTTCCAGCATTACCACTCGCGACAAGGCCGGCGATTTCGCGGTAACTCCGACCGCACTTACCGGCACCGACTCGCTCGTGTTCAACGCCGCCGCGGTGCAGACCCTGTACCTGCAGAACAACACCGTGGCCGAGGTGACTATCGTCATCGACGGCGACGGCGTGACTACGGTCAGCCTGCCGGGCCAGGGCCGCCCCATCGACAACTCGGCGGGGTACAGCATCGTACTGGCCGCCGGCGCGACCCGTGCGGTAGTGCTAAGCTCGATCCGCAACTTCCTGGCGGGTACCGTGGCTGTCACCGGCGGCGCGGCTGATGTGTTCGCCTGGATCGTCGAGGGGTGACACTCGTCCATATCGGCGAGGTAGGCATTCACCATGCAGGGGGGTCGCTAGTTTTGCGGCCCTCGCTGCTTGCCATGTCCCGTCTCGGTACGCCAGCAGAAATCGTGCAGACGGTCGCCGTAGTATTCGGCCAGGGCCTGAACGGCACTCGTCTGTCGGTCAAGCAGCAGTTACGGGCCGCGCTCGACGTGTGGTACGTCTGCGCGCCAGAAGAAACGGACCTTGACCCGTTGACCGGCTACTTCTCGCCACGTGGCGGCTGGCGGATGGGCGCTGTCGACCCCGCCGACCTGGTTACCATCGCACAGGCCCTCTTGCGCCACGGTGTTCTCGGCGATCCCGATCCACCCGAGGAAAACGCCGAACCGCCTCGCGACGATGAGTACTCGCAGCTATTCGAATGCCGCAAGTTTGCCGCGCTCGCCATGGGCCACCTGGCCGTCAGCGAGCGAGAAGCCTGGAATATGACGATGACCGGCATACGGCTGGCGATCGAGGCGAAGTACCCGAAAATGGAAACGCCAGAACAGCAATCGGCCAAGCGCGCGCCCACCCTGAGCGAGTATGATGCGACCATGAAATGGTTCGATAAAGTTCAGGCAGCTAAAGGGGTGCACTGATGGCACAAGACCTCGGCACGATCTACTACGAAGTTGACGCAAAGGCGGACGGCCTGCTCACGACCTCGAAAGACGTAGACCGGCAGATCGCCAAGACAGAAAAGGGGCTTGCCGACGTCGAGAAGCAAATGGGTAAGACCAACGCTTCTACGGGCGAGCTTAGCAACGGATTCAGCAAGGTCGGCAAGGCTGCTAACGACGCCGGTAGCAAGGCGGAAGGTTTCGCCTCGAAGCTTACCCCACTGGCCGCGGCTATCGCCGGCGTTATCACCGTTCAAACCCTGGCAACCTGGGGCAAGATGGCCGAGCAGTTCACGCTGTTCCAAGCCCGTATTACACGCCTGAGTGCTGACGTTGAAACTGCCCGTGGTACCTACCAGTCGTTGCTCGCGATCGCAAGTCAAACCGGCAGTTCGATGGGTGACAGCGTCCGCTTGTGGGAGTCCCTGACGTCCACGCTCAAAAGTCTAGGCGCTACAAACGCCCAAGTCCTGCAGTTGACTTCAACGCTGCAGAAGATCGGGACGATTGGCGGATCGAGCGCCGAAGAAACGGCCAACGCTCTGCGCCAGCTGAGCCAGGGCTTGGCGGCTGGCACGCTGCGCGCTGAAGAGTTCAACTCTATCGTAGAGAACACCCCGGAGCTGGCCCGCCAGATGGCGAAAGGGTTCGGCATGAGCATGGGCGAACTGCGTCAAGCCATGATCGACGGCCAGATTACTGCTGAGGCGCTGTTCGACGTTCTGCTCGGCCGCACCAAAGAAGTCGACCAGGAATTCGCCAAGCTGCCCCGCACGGTCAGCCAAGCGGCTAACGCCATTAGTACAGAGTTCGGCGCGGCGTTGTCCTCAGTTGATCAGATGATAGGCGCGTCTCAAAAGCTCGCCGGCGTCCTCGACCATATTGCGAAATTGCTTCGGGTGAACTTCAATCCCGACGACGTACAGAAATTCGCCCAGCTTCTAAAAGACCGCTCAGAAATAGAATCACAGTACCAGTCCTCGCTGACCTACGGTTCCCGTAAGCAGCAGGAGAACAACAAAAAACGCCTCGACGCGATCAACGCCGAAATCAAGGCGATGCAGGACCGTCGCGTACAGCAGATCAAGGATGAGTCGGCAGGCGCCGGCGGGGCCTCCAAGCCCGCTGCTACGACCACTGCCGAAGGCCAGAAGGTAATCGACGCACTGGCCCAACAGAACCAGCAGTTGCGTGCGCAGGGCGTCGAGCGGGCCAAGATCATCGCATTGCAGAAACTGGGAGCGAGTGCGACCCAGCAGGAGAAAGATGCGGCAGTAGCACTGGCCGTTGAAAACTTCAATATGCAGGAGGCCGAGAAGCAGCGTCAGAAAGACACCCAGGCCGGCATCGCATCGCGCCGTAAAGCCGAGTCCGAGGCGGCACGCGAGAAGCGCAAAGAAGAAGCTGAGCAGCGCCGGGCCGACGAACAGGCCAAGCGTGGCACCGAGCAGAACATCCAAGTGTTTGCCCGTCTAGGCGCCGAGCTGGGCAGTGTCGGGAAATCTGCCCGAGAACTGGCTCAGGATCAGGCCGCCCTGGCGCTGAACAAGTACGCCACCCCTGAGCAGGTGCAGGCCATTCGGGATATTGCCGCGGCGCTGTACGACGCGAAGTACGCTCAGCAGCAGCTCGCCCAGGTAGACCCAGTGGCGGCGGCAGGCGTGAACTACACCCAGCAGCTCACCGCCCTGCAGGAACTAAACGCACAGAAGCTGCTCAGCGACCAGCAGTACCTCGAACTCAAAAACGCCGCCGAGACTGAGTACGACCAGCAGCGCCTGGCCGCGCAGGAGCAGATATTCGCTGCGCAGAGCCGAGGCAATGCGTTGTTGATTGATTCGCTCAACGCGCTGCAGGGCACCAGTACTCAGGTGTTCACGGGCCTGATAACCGGTGCTATGAGCGGCACGGACGCCGTCCGGGCGCTCGCTAACACGATCTTTAACCAAGCTGTCGGCGCGGTCGTAGAATGGGGTTTCGCTCAGGTGAAGGCAGTGGTCATGGGCCAGACCGCCCAAGCCTCGGCGACTGCTGCCGGGATCGCGCAGGGTACGGCGCTGGCGGCTGCATATGGGCCGGCGGCGATTGCTGCGAGCATCGCTTCGTTCGGTGCTGCGCCCACTGCCGCTTCGGCGTCTATGGCCGCAGCAGTGCCCGCAATGACCGCCATGCTCGCACTGGGTGGCCGGAAAAACGGCGGCACAGTGGCAGCGGGTGGCCTGTACCGCGTGAACGAAGGCGGCGCGCCTGAGATTTTCACCGGCGGCAACGGTCAGCAATACCTCATGCCGAACAAGCGCGGCCAGGTCGTATCGAATGCTGACGCGACGGCCGGCGGTGGCGGTGCAGTAACCGTTAACGTCTACAACCAGGCGGCCAAGGCCCAAGTCCGAACCGAAACGCGCGAGGACGAGACCGGCAAGTTCGTCAGCGTGTTCGTCGAGGACATGGACTCGGGCGGTCCGATGTTCCAGGCCCTGCAGGGCGTTTCGAACGTTACTCGGGTGGGCCAATGAACCCTTTGAACGAATACTACTGCTCGGGTAACTCCGAGCAGGTGCTGCTACACACGCTGGAAATCACGGCTGACGCCTGGGCTGAGCCGATCCTGCTGTGCCAGGGGTTCGAAGACCAGGTGTGCGTCACAGAGGACGGCCGGGTGCTGACCTTCACCGCCAGTGGCTTGGATATCGCACTGCCGAAGTCGGAAGGCTCGGCCCGGCAGGAACTGACGTTCGGCCTCGACAACGTGTCGCGGGCCGCGCAGTCGCTCCTGACCCTGGCCATTGACGAGCAGTCCGAGGTGACCCTGACGCGCAGGTCGTACCTGTGGCCCAACCTGAGCGCACCGGCCGAGCCGCCTAGCGTAATGACGGTACTGGGGGCCTCGTTCGACTCGACGGCCGCACAGGTCAAGGCAGGGCTACTCGACTTGCTGAACACCCGCTGGCCGCGCCTTACCTACACGCTCGAGTTCGCCCCGGGCATCAGGTACATCAATGATTGACTTCCGCCGGTACCGGTCCTGGCAGTACGAGGACGGCGCACGCGGCCCGGTCCGCATCGACTGCTGGGGCCTGGTGCGCGAGGTGCGGCACGACATGGGGTACGCCTGGCTGCCTTCGTTCGCCGAGTGCCGGCACACGGACCCCCGGGGGTTCACGCGGGCATACGAGCAGCAAGCGCGAGAAATGCGGGTCGGGCCGCCCGAGCCGGCGGCCATCGCCGCAGCGTTTCGCGGGCGGATCTGTGTGCACGTTGGTATAGTAGTGCCCATTGATGGCCGGCTGATGGTGCTGGACATAAACCCCGGCCGTGGGGTGGGCGTAGAACCTCTGCCCGACTTCGAGGCCCGTTTCGCAGAGGTCAAATACTACCGTGATCCGGATATTCCCCAGCCCCTTCAGTAACCCCGACCTGCACGACCCGATGTGGTCCGGCCCGAACCTGCCCGGCGAAACGGTACTCGAGGTGGTTCAACGCCTCGTACCTTCGTACGACCCGCACAAGCCCACGCCGTGGCAGTGCAAGGTCGGCGGCCTGCCGATTGAGCCGTCGCGCTACGGCCGGGCGGTCCTGAACGCCGAGACCGTGGTCGATTTCTATCTAACACCCCGTGGCGACGTGATCAACGATGTGATCAACGTGTTCACACTGGGCGCCTGGAACCTGGTAATGAAGTTCCTGACGCCCAAGGTAGGCGGTTTCGGGACCGGCAGCAGCCAGCAGCGCGACCGTGACGATATGGATCAAGCGTCGGCCAAGGCCAACACAGTCAAGCAGGGTTCAGCCATCCGAGAGAAATTCGGCGAGGGCCGGATATACCCGGACCACCTGACCCAGGTCCGGCGGTATTTCGTGGCCGGACAGCCGAAGCGCCAGGCGGTCGAAATGTTCCTGAGCCTAGGCCGCGGTAAATTCGCTATCGACCTCGGCAAGTCGAAGGTAGGCGAAACGCCGCAGGCGGCGCTCGGGGAGAACTTGGTCGTACGCACTTACGACCCCGGCGCCAGTGTCGCTGGCGAGGAAATGGCGGACAACTGGTACACCTCGGCGGAAGTTGGCGGCACATCTGGCGGCTCAGCCGGCCTCGACATGACCGTAACAAGCCCTATCCAACAGCAGGCCAGTGCCTCGACTTACGTCCTGGCAGGCACGAGTGTGACTATCCCGTCGGGCGCTGGATCGTGGCCGACCGGCTGGGCCGCTGGGATGATCGTGCGGGCGCTTACGCCGTACAGTTGGACCGTGACCGACGGCGGCGTCGGGCTGCGCGATCGCGTGTCGGGACCATGGGCGCAGATCGCGCCGTTCGCCGGCATGAAACTGGAGGTGGCGGGGGCGTTCTCGGGACTCTTCGTCGTGAACACCGTTGTTATGACCGGGCCTGACATTGACTACGTGACGCTGGACTACCCGAACGGCTCACCTGTCACCGCCCTGCAGCTCGGCACAAACTCGCTGACCGTAGGGTACGAGGGGCTGCGTTATCGGATACTGGCCGAAACGGACCAGGTCATCACACTGGAGCGCCTTACCGACACAGGTGCTACCGACCCTACGTGGCCGGGGTTTGACAGCCTCACTACTAGTGCCGCGCAGTTCACGCTAGACACCAGTAACACGCAAGGGGGTTTCAGGGGTCCCTATGCCGCCTGTCCGGAGGGGGAGCTAACGGACCTACTAGAAATCGACTTCTTCTACCCGGCAGGGCTTTACAGGACCAGGGGCTCAGATACTGAGGGATACTCTGTCAGGGTTGAGGTTCAGTACCGTGACCGCGAAACCGCCGGCCCCTGGACAGCCGTGGAGTTCGTCCACTCCAGTAAAGAGATCGCCCAGGTCGGCTTCACACACCAGATCCCATTGCCAGGTTTTATAAGCCCCGAAGCGCAAGTACGGCGGATAACCTTTGACTCCACCGAGGGGACTATATCTGACCAGGTCCAGTGGTATGGGCTTAAGTCCCGGCTACGCACACGGCCTACCTCATATGCGGGGATATCCACCGCGGGGGTTCGGGTGTTCGGTGGCGGCGTGCTCGCAGCGCAAGCCGAACAGATGGTGTCCTTTTGGGCCACGCGGATACTCCCGCGGCGATCCGGTGGCGAGTGGATCGCCGAAGGCCCAACCCGTTCGATTCGTGACGCGGCGCTGTACCTAGCCAAGGACCGGGGCTACACAGACGCGCGCCTTGACCTGGCCGAGTGGGACCGACTCGATGCCGTATGGGAAGCGCGTGGCGACTATTTTGACGGATCGTTCGAGACCGAGACCACTGCCGAAGATGCGCTGAACGTCATCTGCCGGCCCGGGTACGCACAGGTGATCGCGCCTCGCGGCATCCTGCGGCCGGTGCGGGACGCGAAACGGAGCGATGCCGAGAAGGCGGCGGCGCGGCTATACGGGGTCGGTAACAGCACTGACATAAAACGCTCCGGGCAGCCGGTTACCCCCAATGACACGGACGGCGTCGACGTGAAATACATGGACCCGGTCACCTGGACAACGGAAACGGTGAAGTGCCGACTTCCGGACGTGCCGTCGCCCAACAAGGTCACGCAGTTGACCCTAGAAGGTGTGAACGACAAGACCCGGGCTTGGCGACTCGGTATGCGCGAGCTGATGATTGCCCGTTACCGCAGGTGGAAGCACACCTGGTCCTGCGACATGTCGGCGCTGGCCAGCGCATATATGGACTACTGCGAGGTGCAAGATACGGTGCCCGAACTGGCAAGTGCCGGCCACCTGCGTTACTGGGGCGGGGCGCTCACGTTCGAGAGCAACGAGCCGATACCCGCAGACGCCACTATCGTTGCGATGCGCAAGCCTGACGGCACAAAGTTCGGACCGGTCGCTTTTAGCCGGATCGACAATTACACGTTCTCTGTGGCCGGCCCGCTAGATTTCACGCCACTGACTGAGGCAGACGGCGGCCGTGTAGCCACGCACGTTTTCTTCGGTACTGTTACCGAAATGTTCTGGCCTGTGCTCATGTCGAGCGTTACGCCATCCGGCCAGTTCCGTGCCAACGTTGAAGCACTCGGGTATGATGAACGGGTGTATCAATACGACGACCAGGAGCCGCCGGAAGATGCTTAAACAGTACCCGTCGGTTCTGCCGGCACCACTCAAAGGCGACCGGTCATTCCAGATGGTAGACCCCCTGGTCTCAAGCGCCTCAGACAACGGCCAGACCCGCTGGGACCGACGGTTTACCGATGTGCCCACGGCCACGTCGGTCAGCTGGATCTTTAGTGACTCGGAAGGCCAGGTGTTCGAGGCATGGTACCGTGATGTGATACGCGACGGTGCAGAGTGGTTTGAGATGCCTTTGCGCTCGCCCGTAGGCCGCCACGTTGAGCAGTGCCACTTCGTGTCAGCCTACGCGGGCCCTATTCGAGTAGGCTATGACCGATGGCGGTATGAGGCGCAGATGGTGCTGCGCAGGCGGCCGCTTCCGGACGCGGGGGAGGGCAATTTCCCGGAGGATATTTTGACTTCTGAACTTTTCGACAAGACTATTAACCTGGAGTGGCCTACAGCATGACTGGCGAAGTTATTTATGACACGGGCAACCCCGTACCGTCGGCGGATGCGTACGATCGGCACGACAACACGCGAGTTTTCGACGCGCTTTTAAACGGCTCGGATCTGACCGTAACGGGCCGTACTGGAAAGGCACTGAAGTCCTGGGCGGGCTTAGAAAATGAATTCAATCAGTTCCTGATAAACAGCGGGTTCGAAACGGCGCACCTCACCTATGTAGACGGGAGTTCGCTGCAGGTTGACCGACCGACGCAATTGATTGATCGGGCTCCTTCGGTCTACCGCGTAAAAATGCCAGCAACATTCCCGTTAACCCTTACGGGAACCTGGGCGACGGACCAAAACCTACTGGTCGATGTGGGGGACCAGTCCCTTCGCCAGTCCCTGGCCCTTACGTCAGGCGCAGGGCTAGTAGGCTTTAGCTCGGGAATTACCTACGCAGCGGCGACAGTGGGGTTCGAGCTGAAACGGCTGAACCAAGCGATTCTCGACGCCGTTTCAGACTTGACGCAAGACATTACGGACTCACAGAATTTTGCAGAGGGTACTCGCGGGGGAAACCTGGGCACCACTCTAAAACTTGCCGCGAAGAACCTAGGCGCAGTCGGGCGCAGCGGGGTGTACTCGACGCCTAGCGGATTCAACACTCGTTTCGGCCCTCTGTGGTTCCGTAAAGATAGCAGTGGGAATGCCTATCTGATAAGCAACCTGGACAAGTACAAACCGAAGGGTGCTTTCGCGACGCCGGACAACTACACCGCATTAGGTCTTAAAGCGTATTTTGTAACGCCGTCCGGAAATAACGCTTCGGCAGGCACTACGTGGGCAACCGCCCTGGCGAGTGTTGCGGTGGCGTCTCAAAAAACCGACGTAGATGTGATTTTTGTACTGGCAGGAAATTACTTGTCAGGTAATAACCTCGGGACGTATACCGGAACCCGTAGTATATCCATCCAGGCTATCGGCGGCCCCGTCAATTTCATTTCCGGACCTGTATCTAACACCGCCCCTTCGTGGAACGCTACAGGGACTCCCGGGGTTTACAAGCAGGGCAATTCTGACTCTCTGCTCACTGGCGTAGTAGCGCTTGACTATACCGACGAAGTAGGCAACCCGCTTACTTTGCTTCCAGCGGCCGATGTGAACGGTGTGGGGGCAGTGGCCGGATCGTGGTTCCGCTCGGCGACTGAGCTTTTCATTTCCCTACCGAACTTTGATGTCCCGACCTCTAGCATCTATTACTACCAGTCTGCCCCGATGCGGGTAACCGGCGGAGACAAAAAGTTTCATCACAAGGGCATCAACTACATCGGCGGTAACGCCGGCGCATTCTCCGTCCGAGGCGGTAACGTCAACACCGTGGTGTTCGGCGAGGATATTGGGTGCTGCGGCCAGCTTACCGGCGACGGTTGGCAGATGAAGAACATGGGTATCTCAATCGCCATCCGGGTCCGATGCTCTCGAAACGGTAACGACGGGTTCAACTACCATACCCCGGACGCCGCAGGCGACCTTAGCCTGTTCATCTCGCCGCACTTCATTGAGGTCGATTGCCTCGGGGCGATGAGTCGGGAATCAGGGACCGGCAACGGGTCGACCTCGCACGAGCTAGTCAAGGGCATTCGCGTGGGCACCCACTGCTACGGCAACGCCGGTCCCGGTTTCGCTGATGTTAACGATGCGCAGACTTACAACGTCGGCTGCACCAGTCGCAACAATGGGCCTAACGTAAACGCTTACGGCTTCGTAGTAAGCGCCGACGCGAAGACCGCAAGTGGTGCTCAGATTTGGCTGGATGGCTGCGTCTCAGACGGGAACTCTGGTGAGGACTTCCGGGCACAGAATACAGGTGTACTTCTTTACCGAGATGTTTGGTCTGGTAGAGATAGGGTGAGCATAGACGGGACTTCGTCCGCCTCGCCTTTCTCCTGAGCGTGATACAATCCTCCCCATCACCGGGGAGGGTGTATGAGCAAAGAAGACTGGGGCTTGATTGTGGCCGTCACTGTCGGCGCAATAGTAGGCGTATTTTTCCAGAAAGAAATCGTGACCTGGGGGCAGCGAGTGGTATTCGTTGTCACCGGGCTCGCCGTCGGCTGGTACACGACGCCGCTTGTCATGGAGTTTTACCCGATCAAACCGGAGCTTATCGGTGCGGTCGGGTTTCTCGTGGGCGCGTTCGGCGGCGGGATCATGTCGGCTATTTACAAGGCCATTGGGAACCTTGACCTGATCGGTCTACTCAAAGCCCGTATGGGTGGCGATGGGGGCCAGTAATGCTCAGCTTGATTGCCGTTGGTGTGCTCGTCGTTCATGCCGTGTGGTGCCTGCTGTGCAAGCGCGTCAGCGACGGCGTACTAGGCAAACTGCTCTACCTCTGCGTGTCACTCGCCGCCCTCTCCTACATCAGTAACCCTGGCAGCCACACTCAAGAGCTACTGAACGTTTCCATGGCGGCCGTTGCCGCGCGGCACTGGTTCATGAAAACGTATTGGGGGCGTATACTGCGGGCTCACACAATCAGAAAGTGAGCCCGTTATGCTGCTGGACGATATCGACGCAGGCCTTGCCCTGCTCCCCTCCAAGATGCGCTCGCCAGCCGCGCGTGTTCTGCTCTACGCGACCAACCGCCAGGAAAATCCCGCCCGCAGCCCGCGTCAGATCGTGAAAGTTGACGGTAAGCTGCAGCCGATCGGGCCCGCAGCCGGCGACTACCAGTTCGAGAAAGGTGGCGGCGTGAAAGGTGTACTGACTCATCCGGCCAGTGCTGCCCATGCCCGACAGTGCTGTCGCGCCCGCGGTTACTCACCGTCGCTATCCGAAGTGTTCACCGCCATTCAAACCGACGCGGTGCTCGCCGCCGCACTGGCGCGATTGCTGTATTACACCGACCCGAGGGCACTTCCAGTGCTGGGGGACGAGCAGGGCAACTGGGAACTGTACTTGCGCACGTGGCGCCCCGGCGCGTACGCCCGGCAGCCAGACGAACTGCGGGCCAAGTGGAGCAAGTCTTACGCTGACGCGATGAAAGCTAATGGTTATTGACCTGCTGCGCCGGTATTCGCTGCATCTGCTGACGGGGGCGGTCGTCGTGTTCACAGCGTTCTGGCTGTATGGCAAGGGCACGCAGCAAGGCCGAGCCGCAGTACTCGCCGACTGGCAGCGCGCACAACTGGCCTACGACCAGGCGGTGCGCCAGCGCGAAGACGGGTATATGGCCGCTCGGACCGCCGCAGCGGCCCAACGTGACGAGGAAACGAAGAATGCGAGTGCTGATATTGCTCGGGTTAATGCTGATCGTGAGCGGCTGCGCACAGCGCTGCGAGACGCCATCGGCCGAATACCTGCCGAGAACGGGGGAACCGCCGGCGGGGCCGGAAGTACCGGCGCTGTGCTCGCCAACGTGTGCAGCAGGGCTGGAGAAGTTGCAGCAGAACTGGCTGCGTATGCTGACCGAGAACGAATAGCGCGCCAGGAATGCCAGCGCGCTTGGCCTCGTTAGTCTTTGCGATAGCGTTCTGCACGATATCCACCGGCCGCACGGATCGGCCAACCGGTTGCCCAGGTCGGCAGGTCCTGCATAATCGCCTCAAACTCTTCGACCGAACCGAAGCCCTTCGGCACCTCACTTGCGATTTCGTCATGCACGCGCAGGACCACGGGATACCCGCGCTGCTCGAGATTAACCACAGCGTTCGCCATTATGTCCCTGGCCACTGCCTGAGTCGCGTTTTCCGCCAGCCGCCCGCCGTAGGTCGGCATGCGCACCCAGCCCAGCGGCCCCATCTTTGGGTTGCTGTTGTGCGTCATGAACGTCAGTTCGTAGACCGCCGCCCAGCCTTCGCGCTTCGAACCGTGCGTTAGACGCGGCTCGCGGTACGAGATCCGGCGCCCGCTCGGCAGGATCATGTACAGCACGTCTGCCGCCGGATCGACTTCAAACGATATCAGGCGATAGGTGAACCGCTGACCCGGGTTTAGGACAGCCTGTACGGCCATCCCCTCGAGCCCGTAGAACTCAGTCGAAGTCGGCGCCCATGGGGTGCCTCGGAACTGACCGCCCCAAAGCTCGACGATCATCGGGGAAGCTGCCCGCCACTTCTGGACAATCTCGCGCGCTTCGTCCTCGCTGCCGTCGTAGCCGAATGCAAACAGTGCGCCAATCCAGCCGCCGAAACCCAGGCCTAACTCGCAATTATGAACAAGCAGATGTCCCGAATCCGTTTTGATGGTGAACCGCCGGCGCGGCCCCGCATTCGCAAGATCGTAAACGTTGCTGGAGTCCGAGGATTTCGCACTTGAGTCGCAGGATTTCCTGGTCCTTGTCATTGACCTTTCGTTTGTTAAGCGCGTTGACTTGACGGGTGACAAATCGTAGATTGCCGGGCTCATAACCTCGGTCACAGTCCTCTCGATCCATCTCGAGTCCCGGATCGTCCCAGCCAGGTAAGGTCTGGACATATCGGAGGAACTCCGCACGGTCTTTTCGCCAAGGGGCGTAGACGAAGATCCCCCGCCCTCCGTAGGCCGGGAACTGTTTAGACTTCGGGTTGTGGCAGCGTCCGCACGCCGAAGAGAACCGGTTGAGCAGCCTGCGTCGATGTTCGTCATCCTGCATAGCAGACGCATAGCTGTAGTACATCTTTCGATACACCCCCGTCGCTCGCTTAGCGCATGCGTTGCATCGAGTTGACTTGCCTTTCCGTAAGTTTGTGAAAGACACCCGATAGGGTTCTCCTTCGCAACTGCACTGCACCAGGGTTTTCCGGTCGCTCTTGGTAGATACTGTATCGCCGACGACGGTAAGTTCGCCGAACCGGTCGCCAAGGCTTGGCGGAACGAATCGGGACTTGAAACGAGTTGCCTTGCCTCCCTCCAAGAACCGTTCATATTGACCAGATGATCCGGGGTTATCCGGATTCCATCCAGGTGCAGCGTGTCTTTTATCCCCTGGTCCAGCAGGCCCTCGTGACTTACCCATTCTTCACCATCCCAAACTTTATCGGTCTGTAAAACATCCACAATAGCCACGTACCCGCGGTCGGTCAACACTTGGGTTTGGGGGCCAAGGCAGGGCTTACCGATCTTCTGCCGGTCGGGGTGCTTACGATTGTGTTCAGCTGCCCAGGCTTTATAAACCTCATAGGTCAGTCCCGTTACACCCGCCGCGCCGTGCAGGTAAATATCCTCGCGCCGTGCGAACGCATCGATCCGCCACTGCTCGCCGGCCAGTTCGGCAATCACGACCGCCTCGATGGACGAATAGTCCGAGCAGATCAGGTCATGACCCGGCGCCGCGACGATCAGCGAGCGAACAACGCCGGACACGGTAAGCAACGCATCGCCGAAGACGTATTGCACAGCCGCGGCGCTGCGGGTGGCGATAGTGGCCAGGGCGTCAGCCACGGCCTCAAATTTCCAGTCTTCGAGCGGGCTTGAAAACGCCGAAGACGCGCCGCACCAGGGGCAGTTGTCGCCATGGGCGCCGTACCATTTCTGGCAGCCCATATCGCCACACTGGCGCACGCGCGGGCCGGCCTTCGGCAGGTTGCCTGGCTGTACGTCAGCGTGCGTATCACGGCCAGTGCGGGCGCCATGGTAGATGAACAGGTCGTGCAGGCGGCCGGCGTCCGAACAGAACGAGCGCATGGCGAATACTTTCTTCACACTGGCTGAGCCGGTGAGCTGGCGGATTTCCAGCACGCGGCGCACCACTGGTGGCAAGTCGGTGCGCTTGAGCGCGGTTTCCAGCGATTCGGCATCAAGCGACTCCATGCGCACGCCCATGGCCGTGCACCAGCCGGCGAGGGCTTGAACCTTGCTCGGGCCGATACCGCCGGTCAGACGCTCGCACTCGGCGCCGAACTGGGCCAGGGTCTGGTTCACAATCTCGCAGGCCGCCTCGACGTGCGGCAGATCGACGCCCAGGCCGCGGAAGTTAACAGCCTGGTCGGCCTGCCAGTAGGCCAGCTCGGACGGGATCAGGTCCGGCAGCTTGCTCGACGCTTCGTGCTCCGTGTCACGGTCGGTATCGCAGTAGCTCTGCAGGCCCTCGAACGCCTCGGGGTCGTCACTCGGCAAGATCCGCAGACGCGGGTCGGCTTTCGTCGGCTTGCGCGGCATGCAGAGCAGTTTGATCAGATCGGCGCCGCGTTTGTCTTTCTGGATGTTCAGGCGCATAGCCGCACCGAGTTGGGCAAGGGCGCCGGGGTACCCAGCGGCTCGCGCCTTGGACATGCTGCAGCGCCACTGGACGGGGTTGATCGGCGGAAAACCGTGTTTACGCACCAGAACGAAAGTCCACATGTTGCGTTCGAACATGGCGTTGTGCGCCTCGATCAGACCGCATCGAGCGATGTGCGCGGCTAGGGCGGGCGGGCACGGCTGGCCCGGCACCCAGCGGCCTTTCAGCCCGTTGGGCAAGCTGTAGGAGAATGTCAGCACCTCGGCGGTCGGGTGCTCCGCGTATTTGCGCGAGCCGACGGCGCCCAGGCCCTTGGCATTGGAGCCCTCCGGCCCCAGCCAGGTACGTTTCTCTTCGTCCCAGCGATACCCGGCCTCACTGTATGTTTCCATGTCGAGCGTTGCGCATAGAGCGTGCTGAGGCAAAGCCGGTACGCCCGGGGGCAGCGGCGGAATACTCACGATAACCCCTCCAGTTTTTCGGCCGCCTCGATCGCGTACTCCAAGTAGCCGATCAGATCCGACAACCGGGCGTCTTTCGTCCAGTAGTCCTCAGCGTCATAATCCAGTCGGCTTTTGCGCCACTCAGCTGCGTCCCGCATCAGCTTTAGTTGTTCGATCACATCGCCACCTGCTGCGCGAACCATGCGCGATTCTCGGCGCGGAACTGTTCGAACTGTTCGCGGGTGACCTCTTCAAAGCCTTCGATTTCGCGGTCGTAGGAAATGCGCGCCAGGCGGGACTCGCGGTTTATGAAATAACGTGGACCCATTGTTTTATCCTCCCCGGATAGTAAAAGGGCCGCCCGAAGGCGACCCGATGTTGTTACTGCTGACGGGCGCGCAGTTCCGCTTCGGTGATCACCTCGGTACCCATGTACCAGTACTGCGGGTTCTGAGGGTGCTGAGTCCAGCCGGCTGGCGGCCATACCGGAGTGGTAGGTACCGACGGCACCGCAGGGGCTTGCTCAGGCACTGGGATATAGCCGCTGTAGGGTTCGGGCTGCTGGCCGGGTACGGCGGGTGCTTGCTGTGGTGCAGGGGTGGCTGGCGCGGAAAAAGCCGCCGCCGCCGGGGCCTGTCCGGCTGGAACCTGAACCGCGCTTGCGCCCTGAGGGGCATAGGCGACTGCTGGGGCTGCGCCGAAGCCGGTCGACGCATCGGGTCCAGCGACGGACGCGCTGACGATGGCGTTGCCGATGTGGCACAGCTCTACACTGGACGCACGGACGAATACGCCCGGGCTTTCCGTCGACTTGTTGGCCTCGGATGTGAAAATGACGCGGACATAGTCCCCACGCTTGATCACGCCCGGCTCAGTGATCTGGTCCTGAGGCTGGTAGCGGCCCTGGTAGAAACGCTTGGCCAGAAACTGACTGCTAAACTTGAGTACCCAGCAACCGGCGAAACCTTCTTTCGTGGCGTTGTGAATGCCCTTGTTGTCGTAGCCGTCTCCGTCCATGATCTTGAAAGAGAACTTAGGGAAAGTGCACTCGGTTGCGCCGTTCGGATAGAAATTAGGCCAGCCGAGCTTACCAGCGCGCTCCAGGTACGCTTTACAGCGAGCCCAATCCGGATTAGGGATCATCTGCCCGGCTTGCGGGTGGCCCGCAGGCGCTTGAACTGTCTTGGGGAAGGCGACGGAAAAGAAGTTTTCCGGGGCGGCCGGCTGGCCCATGTTGGCGCCGGACTTAACCAGTTTCACGTTGCCCTGGGCGTCTTTGTTCGACAGGGTTTCCAGATCGCCCTGTACGATACGGCCCAGGCCGGTTACTTCGTAGTCAACACCTTGAACTTGAGTGGTCATGCTTTGAATGCCTTCTGTATGAGGGAGTAGTCTGCAATACCGAGTTTCAGTTTGCCCGGAATGCGCTCAATGTACGGCGCGATTAGCGCACCGTCAACACCTTTTTTCTTCAATTTGTCGCGGCACTGCGCAGGCGTATCGACGGCCAGTGGCTTGCGGAAATCGACGCCGAGCATGTCGCCGAAACCGGCCACGTTCTCAGGCGCGACTTTCCATTTCTCGGAGCCGTTGCCGCGCTGCATTTCGTAACCTGGCACGGCATGCCCGGTCGTGATTTCGTGTTCGGCCTGCTCGGCCAGGGCATCACGACGCGCACTGAGTCGGGCGAACGCCTCTTCACAGTACATCAGCTCCGTTGCCAGTTCGTGCCCTGTAATGCCGAGCGGCACCGCCGTACCTGCGTAGTCCTTGTCGCGGTCACTGGCCCGCTTGAACGTCGCACAGCCGCGCCGCCCTGAGCATTTGTGGCAGTGTTCACCCACCAGGGTTGGAGGGTTCGGCTTCTGCGAAACTCCCGCGCTGTGCTGCAGTATGTTCCCCGGTCCGCGAAGGTCAGATGCCATGCACGACCAAGTGCGGAAAGCCCCGCCCGATGTGTAGCAACGTGGCTGCACGACGTGGAAAAAGACCTTAATGTGCTGATCAGCAAGGCCGTTTATGCCGTGCTTTTCGAGAATGCTCAGCGCGTACAGGGTCATGGTCGGGTTTTCTACCGGGCTGACCTCAGAATGCCCGTACTTGTATTCCCATACGTGCAGTTCCGGGCCCGTGAACAACGAGGCGTCGGGGCGCCCATTCATCCCCTCGAGGATGAAATCCAATGCCAACGGCTGCTCAAAACAAACCTTACTCATGCCGCCGCGGTGGTTGGCAATCGAGAAGATAGCCCCGTGGTATAGGACGCCGCCGTCGATCATGGCCTCATCTACTGCCCAGCCGTTAGGAGTGATAGCGCCAACGGCGGGCTTGCCGAGTGTTGCGACCTGATGGGCTACCCAATGCCCCGCGATCCCCTCTTGCTTAGCTTCGCTAGGCAGCAGGTCGGGGAACTGTGCGGAGAGCGGCACGGAGCCGGGGCATTTGCCCCAAACTCCGGCAGCACTTGGGGTCGGCAGTGTCACTGCGCGCCCACGGCGTTAACGGCAGCCAAGGCAGCAGCCAGTACTGCCTGGTCGGTGCAGCCGGGCAGACCCATCGGACCGGCAGGGATGCCCGCACCTTGGATCGCCTGGAACAGTGCGGCGAACTTGGTGCCGTCGGCCATTTGGATTTCCATGGCGCGGGCCATCACGTCGTTACCGGTCAGCAGAGCAGGTGCCGGGGCTTCAGGAAGCATAGAGGCTTCCGGTACCGGCGGGGCAATCGCAGGGGCCGGGTTCGGGGTCGTCGTACCAACCGGTTCCGCCGCAGGGGCAGCCGGAACGTTTCCCATCAGTTCGTTGCGCACCGACTCGAACAGTGCCGGATCGACGCCCGGCTTTTTCCGCCAGGTGCCGTCACCAATGGTCGCCTTGTTGCTGGTGTGGATTCGGGCGTCCCACGGGCAACCGGCGCTGTCCAGTTCAACTTGCCCAGCGACTGGGTCCGCCGCGCTTGTCGAGGCAGGAACGGCAGGCACCGACGTAGGAACCGCAGGCACATCGGTCGGGGCGGTGGAGGCGGGCGCAGCTGCAACGGCCGGCGGGGTGTTCCCAGGGACAGGCGGAACTTCCGGTGCAGGCCCAGCAGCCGGCGGCAGATCCGGAGCACCACTTGCAACCGTGGCTGGAGCGTTTCCCATCAGTTGCTCGGCGTGTTCGAAAGCGCCCGGGACCAGGGTCAGCGGCGCGCTGCCGCTCGCAACCATGGCGCCGCTAGGTGCGCGCTGCACGGTCCAGCCTTCTGCGAAATTCTCGGGTGCGACGGATGCCAGTTTCTGCACGAACTCGGCCAGCGCGTTCAGTTCGAAGGCGGTGGCGTTACGGGTGTCAACGGTGAATTGCATGGGGTGTTTCTCCGTGGTTGATTAGTTGCTACGGGGCGCATAGTGCGGTAAGGTTAGCCACCTGTCAACACCTACCGAACGGAAATTATGAACGCACCGTTTCTATTAAAGCCGCTCGCTGCGGCGATACGACCGCGCCCCTATCAAGCAGAACTCATCGCGCGAATTTACGCTGCGTGGCAGGCCGGGGCTGAAAACGTAATGGCCGTGCTCGCGACCGGCGGCGGCAAATGCCTAGGGCGCGGCACGCCTGTACTGATGTATGACGGCACAATAAAGCCAGTTGAGGATGTGAAGGTCGGCGATTGCCTAATGGGGCCGGACAGCCGGCTTCGGCGGGTGATGATGCTGGCCCGAGGACGAGAGATGCTCTATCGGGTGACCCCTACCAAGGGGGACCCTTATGTTGTTAACGAGAGCCATATCCTCAGCCTCAAGGCGACGGCGACCCGGTCGACCCCGAAGTACCCATCGCAGCGAGCAGGACGAGTCGTGAACCTTACTGTGCGGGAGTACCTAGCCAAGTCCGCCACTTTCAAACATACGCATAAAGGCTGGCGCACTGGCGTGGAGTTCGACGAGAAGACTTACCCGGCCGCTTTGCCGCCATACCTACTAGGGGTCTGGTTGGGCGACGGCACCTCTAGGAACTCTGACGTGACGTCAGTAGACCCTGAGATTATTGACTACTTGAGGGCTCATTCAGCCGCCTGCGGGCTGCGGTTAGTCGAGAAGAAATATGCGGGTCGGACAGCCGGGTATGCAATGTCGGGGGATAATACCGGACGCGGCCCTTCGGCGAACCCTGTTCGAGCCGCGCTCAAAAGGTACAACTTGATCCGGAATAAGCACGTACCTCAAGACTACCTGACGGGCTCACGCGCCCAACGCCTCGACCTACTGGCGGGGTTGCTAGACACAGACGGCAGCTATACCCATAAAGGCTATGACTTTATCAGCAAGCTAGAATGCCTCGCTGACGCGGTCTGCTACCTGGCGCGTTCCCTAGGGATGGCGGCCTATAAAAAAGCGTCGTCCAAAACCTGCGGTAATAACGGGGTGAAGGGGGACTATTTCCGAGTTTCGATCTCCGGTCACGTGGATTGCATACCTTGCCGCATTGAACGTAAAAAGGCGGCCCCTCGACTTCAAAAGAAGGACGTTACGGTAACGGGTATCAAAGTCGAGGCCATCGGAGTCGGCGACTACTACGGCTTCGAGATTACGGGAGACCGGCTTTTCCTGCTCGGCGACTTTACGGTAACGCACAACACGGTCGTCCTGTCCGGCGTCTTCAGCCAGCACATCGGCGCGGGCATGCTCGTCGCACACCGCCAGGAGCTGGTGGGCCAGATCTGTGAGTCGCTGAACAAAGCCGGCCTTCGGTTCCGCATCCTGGCGCCGAAGAAAACCATCGCGATCATCACGAAGCTGCTGCTCAAAAAGCACGGCGTCTGCCATTACGACCCGACTGCCGAGCTGGGCGTCGCCGGTATCGATACGCTGCTGAACACCCCGACCAGTTCCCTGGGCAAGGCCCACCGCGCCTGGCTGCAGCGCGTCACGCTCGGGGCCATCGACGAAGCGCACCACGTCTGCTGGGATAACAAGTGGGGCCGGGGTATGGGTCTGCTGCCGGGCTGCAAGCGCTGGCTGCTACCTACTGCCTCGCCGTGCCGGGGAGATGGCCGTGGCTTGGGGCGCAAGTTCGACGCAAAGGGCGAGCGCCTGCCGGGTTACGACGGCATGGCGGACGTGATGGTCGAGGGGCCGGGTACTGGCGACCTGATCGGCATGGGGTATCTGACCCCGTTCAAGGTCGTATGTGCCAAGGTCAGCGTCAACTATGAGCAGGTTAAAATCGGCCCGTCTGGTGAGTACGTCGCCGCCCAGCTCGTCGCTGCGGAGGAACACAGCGGGCTGCTCGGCGATATCGTCGAGACGTATCAGAAGTACGCCCCGGGCAAACGCGGGGTGTGCTTCGTATCCAGTATCAAGCGCGCTGAGGAACTGGCCGAGCGGTTCACCGCAGCGGGGGTCCCGGCACTGGCGCTGGACGGCACCACCGACGACGAGATTCGGTCGGACGCCAAGGACCGGCTCGAACGGGGCGAGCTGAAAATGCTCGTGAACGTTGACCTCTTCGGGGAAGGCTACGACCTACCTGCAATCGAGGTCGTGATCCTCGGCACGAAGACCGCCAGCCTCGGTCGTTACCTGCAGTGGTGTGGCCGGGTCCTGCGCCTGCTGGTCGACTACACGGGGTACGACGACCTGAGCGACGCGGGCCGCCTGGAGCGTATCGCGGCGAGCATGAAGCCATTCGGGCTGATCATCGACCACGCGAACAACATCGTCACCCACGGCCTGCCGGACAAGCCGCACATCTGGTCGCTTGAAGGCGGCGGCAGCTCTGGCGCATCGGACAGTGACGCAATCCCGCTGCGCGCCTGCACGAACCCCGGTCTGACGCTGGTAAAGCCCGGCATCGGCTGGGGTGCTTGGCGTAAGGCAGGCTGGACGAACGAGCAGTTGCTCGAGCACGGCCACGCGACCGAGACGGGCATACCGTGCGCCCAGCCGTACGAGGCGTTCCTGCGCTGCTGTGAGTTCTGCGGGTACATGCCCGAGCCGAAAGGCCGACGCGACCCTGCCGAAGTGGAAGGCGACCTGGAGCTGCTCGACGAAGAGACCATGGCGGCGATCCGCGCCAGTTACCTGGAAGCCCGGCAGTCGATTGAGCATTACCGTTCGTCGATCGCAAGCGGCGAGCACGGGCGCATGAACCATATGATGGCCTCGGCCAACGTCAACCGCCACCGCGAGAAACTGGAGGCGCTGGCAGAACTGGACGACGCCATGGCACGGTTCGGCGGCAAGTACCGGGCGCGCGGTGAGTCCGACACGCAGATTCAGCGCCGGTTCTATGCGACGTTCGGCGTGGACGTGCTGACCGCCGCGTCGCTGAAACGCGCTGACGCCGAGAAGCTGCGCGGAAAGATTGACAGCCTATTAAACGGGGCGTAATGTGCGCTCATTAACACGGAGGATGTGCCATGGCGACCCGCCACCAGTACGGCCCCTTTGCTGACCGCAGGGGCGTAACAAAAACCGCTAAAAAGCTGTCCGCCGACATGGGCTGCGATACGTTTGTAACGGCCACGGCGAACAACAAGTATCAAGCATGGTATGCGGATTTCTCAGGAGACCGCCCGCCCGCAGGTTTTACGGTCGTTGAGGAATTTCGGTTTGTGCCGCCTTTGCCGGAACCGGAAGACCCTTTAATCGCGGCGCTGCGCGCATTGCGAAACGTGCCGGCGACCTGGCCTGAGCAATTCCGCACGCAGCTACTGGACACCCTGGATTTGATCGTATCGGAGGTTCGCAATGAAAGATGAATTTGTGATGGTGCCGCGTGAGCTGGCGGAAGAAATCAATGCCGCCTTAGTCTTCCATGGCTATGTGACTCTCCCTCGCGGTCTACAGATCGCACTGACCAAGCCTGCCGAGCAGCACCAGGGCGAGCCGGCCGGCTACTTCACCTTCTGCCACGACAAGAATAAATGGCTGCAAGGGAAGCCCAAGGGGCCGGAGTTCCTTCACCTTTTCACGCTGCTCTACACCCACGCTGATCCTGGCCAGGCGTGCAAGTGGCGCAATGAGGCACACCGATTCAATCTTGAGGTTGAGCAACTGCGTTTCGAATTGCGCGAAGCAAAGGCGCTGGCAAACGGTCAGACTGTGCTGCGGAAAGAAGATGCCGAGGATTGGGCCGAAGAACGCGACGCCCTGCGCGCCCAACTGGCCGAGCGGGATGCGCTGCTGGCTGAGATCACGAAGCGTCACTGGTCTGGTGTGGATTTCGATCTCCCGGCCGACCTCGTTAACCGGATCAAAGCCCTATCCGCCAGCGCAGAGCCGAGCGCGCCGGACTGCGCGACCTGCAACGACGAAGGCGCAGTCGGCAACGTCCTTGATACCGTCCCTTGCCCGGACTGTGCAGCTGCGCCGCCGGTTGAGCGCGATGAGCGGGAGGCGTTTGAAAAACATTACGCCAGCATGAACGACGGGTTCGTGCCTGGCTTTTACGAAGGTGAATACGATTGGGATGACGCCCAGCCATGCTGGCTGACCTGGCAAGCCCGCGCCGCCCTGGAGCGCAAGCCGTGACGCACCCGATAGAAACATCCGAAATCAAGCGCCGCTACGATGCGGGCGATTCGATGGCCCAGATCAAGCGCGACTTGAATTTGCCGCTTGAGGTGATTCGCTACCGCCTGAAGAAAGCCGGGTACAAACCCCGTGCCCGTCGGCCGAGCGTTACCAAAGCGGCGGTTCGAGCGCTCCGTGAACGCATGCCTGACCTGGTGTCGCTCCTACAGTTCCTGGAAGGCGATAAGCGCAAGCTACTGCGCACGATGGGGCAGCGCCCGTCAGCCGACAAGCTTGAGCGCCTGGGCAGGCTGACCGACTTTATCGAAACCCTCGCCGAGGTGACAAAATGACCCCGTTCGATCAATGGGCCGTGCGCCACAATATACCGTTTGCCGCGCTGCTCGAACTGCAACAGATGTTCTACCCGCCCGAACTGGCCAGCGAGCCGGACCCTGACGGGCGGATGGAGGACTACGCCCAGTCACTGATACGCCGCGAGGCGCCGCGCCGTAACTGGTGGCTTGGGCGGAACAACGTCGGTGCGTACAAGCCCGAGGGGTCGCGCCGGTTCATCCGCTACGGCCTGGCCAACGACTCGGCGCAGATGAACGAGGCGGTTAAATCAGCCGACCTGATCGGCCTGCGCCCCGTACTGATCACCCCGGCGCACGTCGGCACGACCATCGGCCAGTTTGTTTCGATCGAAGCGAAGCACCCCGGCTGGAAACCCGGCGAGGATTCGAAGCGCGAGAAAGCACAGTTCGCATGGGCCGGGTTGATCCGCAGCAAGGGCGGCTTGGCGGTGTTCAGCACGGGGGAATTGCCAAGTGACTGATATAAGCGCACAATGCGCCCTAATGTATTAACCAACGAGACGTTATCTATGACCATCACCCGCGACGACGTGCTAGCCGCCGCCCAGCGTGTGGGCGAACGACCGACACAGGCGGCGGTGGCCCGAGAACTTGGCATCACGCGCCACCAGCTTGTTCGGCTCATCACGCCCGAGGAACTGCGCTCAGCCGTGGGCGCACCGGTGCCGCCAACCGACGTATCAACCGAGCAGATGCTGCAGGCCGCCGAGACCCTGGCCGAACGGTCGGGGTTCGACAGCGTTACCCTGGCCGCACTCGGCGCGTATTTCGGCCGGTCCGAGAAGTGGGCCGAGAAGCGTGTACGCATGTCCGCCGTGTGGGCCAGGTTGAAGGCTCGCGGTTTCGCCGGCTCCCGCATGTCGGGCGATGACCGCCGTGCACAGATTCACGAGGCTGCCCGTGCGATGGGGTTCAAGGACCTGACGTATTCGGCGCTGGCCCGTGCCTGCAATTGCTCCGATGTGCTGGTCCGCACGTATTACCCTGACCTGTCCGTGCTGGGTGAGTCGCCGGCTCCGGCCATCGGCCGCCGCGAACAGATCATTGCCACGGTCCGCGAGCTGCACGCACGGGGCGAGACGATTACCTCGGGCCGTGTGGCTAAAGAGATTGGCGTGGCGGGTTCGACCGTGCGGTACCACTTCACCGACCTGCGCGCCCTGGTCGAGTAATTAAAGGCGGTCCGAGTGGCCGCTTTTGTTTGACGATAGAATTAACAGGGCGTATATTGCGCTCATTCGAAACGCAAACGGAGCTACGAAATGACTAGTTCACTCTACGCAGATGCATTCAAGTACCGCGGATCTGTCAAAAAAGACGAGGCCGAAACTATCGTCGCAGCGCTCGCTGAAAGACATCCGGAAAGCCGGCAAGAGCTGGCGAAGCTACTCGCCTGGTTCATGCCGAAAGCGCCGAAAGGGAAGACCGTCGAAGCCTGGGTTGCCTCCGCGGCCGCGAAGAAAGATATTCGCGCTTACCTGCGTTTTGTTTGTGCTACCGGTTCAGAGATTGTAGCGACTGACGGGCACGTTCTGCACAAAGCGCCTAGCGAACTGCCGCGCGGCCTTTACGACCCGGTCAGTATGGTGAAAGTGTGGGATCTGCAAGAGGACTGCGAAGCATCCCCTGCGGGGCACCCCGGAAAGTTTCCCGACTACCCGCGAATCATTCCAGACCGGAACACAGTGCCCCTAGACTGGATGCTCCAGGAAATTACGGGTAAGGGCAGGTTACGAGTGACGCAAGGCGATAAGTCGGCTGATTTTATCCCGGAGCAATTCGAACTGGCAGCCTCCCGCTGCACCCGAGGTTCGATTGACGGCCCGAATGACTCCATGCTTTTCGAAGGTGACAACGGTGAAGTCGCAGTAGTCATGCCGCTGCGGGGGCTGAAAAAGAAATGAAACTCACTTACCTCTGCCAGCACGAGTACCGCCGAATCGCCTCGGGCGAATACGAATGCCGCGTATGCGGCGCAATCACTGATGAGCCTGACGTATGAAACACGGAAACACGACGAGCACGCCGCTCAATTCGCTTGATGTGGTGCTGACCATGGCGCTTGCGCTCAAGTTCCACGGTACGGCTCAGGCACTACGCGATACCGCACGGCGCATCCGGCCACGGGCGCCGTATGAGCACCGCCCGAAACTGAAAGCCCTGGCCGCCTTGCCGAACGACAGCCGCGTGCTGGCGTGCGCCTGGCAGCTGCTGGACAACACCCGCGAACTGCTCGGCTGTGAGGCTCCGGTACCGCCGCGCTGCCACATGAAACCGATGCGGTTCGGCGGGCACTACTGGTATTGCGGCCACTGCGGCCATACGAAGGAGCGAGTATTGTGAAGGCCTGCCCGTTCTGCGGAAGTGACGAAATATTGGATATGCAGTACGACGGTGCTTTTTGGGTGCAGTGCGCCAGTTGTAACTGTTCGACCCAGGTGCATGGGTCTGAATCGCAATCGCAGGACGCCTGGAACCGCCGCGCACCGGCCGCCGCTCCCGCCGCCACGAAACCCTCGACGTGCTGCCCGGGCGAACACCTGGTACCCATGCACAGCACCGACACGAAACTGTGCACCGGCTGCAAAACCGAAAAACACTGGCCGCTTGAGCCTGGACAAAAGAGAACCTACTGATGAAAGTCGAACTGATCGACCGCAGCAATGGCGACCTGCTCGCCGTCAACTCGGCCCGCGTGAGCATGGCCAAGCATCACGGCACGTTCGATCCGGATACTGACCGGCGGCTGCTGGCGTACCTGGCGCGCGAAAACCACTTCACGCCATACACTCATGCCCGTATGACGATCGACGCGCCGTACTATGACCTTGACTTGAGCCGTGCAACCGAAACACACCTCGCCGGGTTCGTGTTCTCCAAGTATCGCGACGGCAGGGGTTTCTTGCGCATCAAGGCGCGCCATTCGGTGTGGGGCTGGGCCTGTTGGCTACGCTCGGGCTTGGTTGCCGCTAACTCTGCCGGCGTTGTGCTTCAGTCGCTTTACCGGCTGTTCCCTGAGCAGACAAACCAATTGAACACAACCTTGCCCGCAGAGCTATGGGTCGGTCAGTTAGGTACCGGGGTGGCCCGACCCATCCTCGATGCTGACGAAACCGACCCGCGGTTCATCGACGTTACGTTCCGCCTCACCGCGCCAATCCCGGTCGTGCGGCAGATCCAGAAAACGATGGTCGGGCTGGCGCTGAACGAAGTCAGCCGCCGCTATGTCGATGAGGCCCCCACGTTCGATACACCGGTCAACTGGCGCGCACGGCCGGTTGGCAACATCAAGCAGGGCAGCGGCGGTGCGCTGAACTACGGCAACCAACGACTCGCACGACTGCTGTTCGCAACGGCGCGTGAGGTCAGCCGGTTCGCCTACGCTGCGATGATCCGCATCGGCGTGGCGCCTGAGCAAGCGCGCTGGGCGCTCCTGCAAGCGATGGAGACTCAAGGGTACTTCACGTACAGCCTGGCCACGTTGAAGCGCCTGCACGATCTGCGGGCCGATGGGCACGCCCAGGCCGAGGCGGGCGAAGTGGTGCGGCAAATGTCCCTGGCGGTGGCCTGCTCCGATGTGGCGGAAGTGTGGGTGAACCAATGACTGACCACTATCGTTACTCGACCGCCTGGTTCGAAGACGGCAAGCCGCGCTTTTGGCTCGATCGGTTCGTGTGCGTAAAAGAGACGGAGCACGGTTACTGGGTTGTGCCGGATTGGCAGAAATCCTACGACCCGGCTTTCCAAGAGCGCCGGTGGGTTTCTAAGACAAGCCGAAAACGGCACTGCTACCCTACCCGCGAGCTGGCTTGGGAGAGCTATTGCATACGTGTCAGACGCCGTCTCAGCTACTTGGAACGAGACCTGGCCGCCGCTCAGGTAGCCGCCGAAGCTGTCAGCCTTATGCAAGGACCGCCGCCTGATCTCACTTACGACGACCCGTTGTTCTAACGGAACTTTTCAGCGCCCCGTCATTGCACGGGGCTTTTTATTGCCGTACCATGTCGCAAAATAACGCGGAGGACGCATTGTGACTTTTGTTGACGCTAAACAACTTGCCGAGCTGCTGGGGCTGTCCGTCCGGCACGTTCAGCGCCTGGCCGCGCAGGGCTCTATCCCGCACCACCGGTTCGGAGACCTGATGCGCTTCGATGTGGTCGCCGTACTCGCCGCCACCGGCTGCAGCATGACGACCGACGACGCAGCGATTACCCGTTTCACCAGCGCCATGCGGGACAAGATGGCCAAGGGTCGCGCCGAAGGTAAACACGGGTGGGAGGGCTGCCCGGTGGATGAACTGCACGATCTGCTGGCGCGGGCCGCCGCTCAGCAGGATTACGCGAGCGTGGGCAACTACGCGATGATGCTGCACGAACGTCAGGTCGGGGGTGGGGTATGAGAGCTTGGGTGACGAAGTACGCTCTGACCGCCGGTGTTCAGCTTGTAGAGGGGGACTCCTCAGACGGCATGCTCACGTACCGTACCGGCAAAGGCCGATTCATGCAGTTCGCCCACAAGGGCGAATGGTTCGATAGTGAGGCGGGGGCGCTAGCGCGGGCGGACGAAATGCGTCACAGAAAAATCGCCTCACTGAAAAAACAGATTGGTCGGCTCGACAGTTTGACCTTTACGGTAAAATCAGTATGAGCCCCCTGCACCAGTGGGCCCGTTACTACGCCGGGCGGGGCTTCGCTATTTTCCCCCTCGTTCCTGGCACTAAATCACCCTTCGCTGGCTCGACCGGCTCGACCGAGGCGACGACCGATCTTGCGCGCATCGACGCGTGGTGGGCTGCGCACCCTGAGGCCAACATCGGGGTAAAACCTTCCGCCAGCTGCGGCGGTCTCTACGTGTTCGACGTTGACCCACGTAATGGTGGCACCGAAGGCGTTGCGAGCCTGCCACCGGTCGATTCAGCTATGCGCGTGGCCAGCCCTGGCGGCGGCTACCACCTGTATTTTGCCGCGCCGAACCTGCCGACTGTCCGATACTCAGGCGCGCCCGCTCAGGGTGTCGACGGCAAGTACAACGGATATGCAGTACTGCCGCCCAGCTTGCACCCGAACGGCAGCCGTTATGAGTGGGTTAACGGTCACGACGCACAGCCGGCGCCCATCCCGGGGTTCTTGGTGAAACAGGCCCGAGCGACCACCTCCGAGGCCCCGCGCACCGGTAACCTGGCGGACGTTGACCGTATACGCCAGGCCCTGGCCTTGATCCCGGCCGACTGTCCGTACCCGCAGTGGGTTGGGACGATAGCCTCGGTTCGCCACTGGGCCGATACAACCGAGGGCGCGGACGAACTGGGTTATGAGCTGTGCCGCGAGTGGTCTGCCCAGGACCCTCGGCACGACGACGGCCAGTTCGATGACAAATGGAACGAGTGGACCTCGGACGGCGTAGGCCTGCGGACCATCGGCAGCCTGCTGCACGACGCGGGACTCACCGCCGAACAGAACCAGGTCGATCCACTGGCAGCATTTACCGCCGCTGGCGTGCCTGCCGAACTTCCGGCTCCGGCTGCTGCGGTGTGGACGACTGAGCCGGTAGCCAATTTCAAGGCTGACGCGCCGGCGGCAGACATGCTGGGCGACATGCTAGCCGACGACCATCGCGGGTTCGCTGCGCGCTGGCAGGCTGGCGGTGACGTGCTCGACGACCTGGCCTGGCGCTGCGGCAGTAACTGCGAGCGCGTAGCGGAAATCCTCGCACTGGGCGGCCGGGCCGTTGATCGTGACGCTGTGGCCCGCGCCTGTGCCGGCCGCACAACCTGGTACACGGTCAAGCCGAAAACGCCTGAGCAGGCGATCGTGATGGCCGACCAACCGGCGGTACCGGTGGACGACGGCACCCTGGTGCACGCCTTCCGGGTGTGCCTCGGAATGTTCCAGCACCTGCCCGGCCTGTTCGAACGGGATGGCCTGCTGGTGCGGGTGACCGCTGACGGTCGGATCCTTGACCATGATGTGCACAGTCTGTCGCACCTGCTGGAAACGTTCCTGCAGCTCACGAAGGGCGGCAAGGGGGCGGCGGCCAAGTGCCCCGAGACCCTGGCGCGCCGCCTACTGGGCCACGGTGAGTACCCCGGCGTCCGCTCGATCAAAGCGGCGGTGCCGATGCCTACGGCACGGCCCGACGGTTCGGTGATCACCGCGCCGGGCCTGGACGAGGCCACCGGACTGTTCCTGCTGCGCGCAGTTGACCGGGAGCCTCGCGCACTTGCGGGAGCGGAACTCGAAGCGTGCAAGGCTCGGGTGTGGGCGCCGTTCCGTGAGTTCCCGTTCGCCAACGACGCGGCGCGCGGTACCCTGGTGGCTGCGCTGCTGACGGCGGTCGTACGGCCAGCCCTGGACACCGCGCCGGCGTTCTTGGTCAATGCCCAGGTGCACGGCACGGGTAAAACGCTGCTGTCCGAGGCGCTGATGATCGCCGCCACTGGGTCGACCGCACCGCTCACGCTGCCCGACGATCCGGCCGAGCAGGGCAAGACCCTCATTTCGATGCTGCTCGAGGGTCCGCGCGGCGTGTTGTTCGACAACGTCATGTCGGTGCTCAAGCCTAACGCCACGTTCTGCTCGGCCATGACCAGCGAGTCGTACCGGGCGCGTGGGCTGGGTGGCATGAAACTGGTATCGGTCAGCAACCGGGCGCTGTGGGTGCTGAACGGCAACAACGTCGAACTGCGCGGCGACGTGGTGCGCCGGGTGCTGTCAATCGTACTGGATAGCCCGGAGAACCCCGAGACCCAGCGGCACGATTTCGACCCGCGCGAGGTGATCCGCGGCAACCTGGCCGAATACCGGGCGGATCTGCTCGATCTGATCGTTTCGTACCAGGCTGCTGGTATGCCGCTGCAGAGCCGCGAGGGCATGGCGTCGTTTGAACAGTGGAACCGCCTGGTGCGCAACTGCGTACTGTGGCTCGGGTTCGCAGACCCGCTGCAGACGCTGAAAGAGGCCCAGGCGGAGGACGGCGAGACCATGCTTCTGCGCCGAATGCTGACCGTGTGGTGCGAGCGGTTCGGTGATGAGGCCATGCTGTTGCGCGATCTGGCAGCCCACCCGTTCGAGGGCGAGATAGCCGCTGAGTGGCAGGAGGTGTATGGGCTGATAACCACGTTCAAAGGGCGGCAGGACCCGGCACAGTTCGGCTACTGGCTGCGGCGCATGAAAGGCCGCAAGGTCGACGGGATGCACTTCACGGCGGGCGGGGTCGGTAAGGGCGGGGTGACTAAGTGGTGTGTTAAAAAGAGCTGACGAATGGCGCCCCTAACCGGGCGCTTTTTCGTTTGACAGGAAATAAAACGGGCCGCATAATGAGCGCACATTCAACGAAACGGAGTTACTCGAAATGGCAAAGCATCCTATTCAACCGCTAGTACCTGATAGCTCGGGGGTTCTGCGCTTCAAGGAAAACGCCATTGTTCGGCACTTGCTCGACAACGGCAAAATCAACTTGAACGACCTGGCGTGCCTTGAGTTCGCTCAGGATGACCGCGAGCAGTTTGCCCAGCTTATCGGCTACAGCCTGTCGGGGTATGGGGACCTTTCGTACGTGTCGAACCGGACGTACGATGCGGCGGCGCGCATGGCAGAGGACCCGGGCCTCGCTGGCCTACAAGCACGGGTAGACGATCTTGAAGGCAAGCTTTCTGGCCTTCGCGAGGCCTTGTCTGAACCTATCGCCGCGCTGTTCGGCGTGCACCCCGACGACCTTATGAGCGGACACCCATGACCGACAATCAAACTATCGCCGAGCGCTGCGCCCAGGCCGACGACCCGTACGAAGCAGCTGTGGCGAACTGCGCGTACAAGTCGACCCCGTCGGCGCATCGCAAGGTGTTCATTTTCGCAGACCGCAGCACCCTGGCGTTTAAGGTGACGTATGAGCCGGCAGAAACAGGAACTCTCAGCTGACAGCGCCCAGGCGCGCGAGTGGGATCGGCGGCACACCGGTTCTGTTCAGGACGATTGGCTCGAGCCGACCGCGCCGAACGAGTATGAGGCGCAATGCAAACGAACAGCCCCTGCGCGTGTGCGGGCAGCCATGGAAAAGATGGAACGGAGATTGAAGCGATGAAACGATTTGAGATGTGGTGGCGCGTGGGTCAGCCGTGCCAGAAAGCGGATGGGCAGTGGGTCCGATATGACGACGCTCGGGCAGTAATCGACGGCCTGCAAGCGCTGCTGAACGAGCGGGACGCTGAGCTTGATCGGCTTAGGGCAGACGCCCGTCGCTACCGCTACCTAATGTCTCCTGAGGTTTTGAACGGGACCCTCGGAGTAACGGATGGTTGGATAGACTTCGAGTTCAAAGAAGAGGCGGAGGCCGCTATCGACATCGCCATTGGCCTGCAGGTGCGGCGGTACACGGGTGAGCCGTACATAGTGCACCCGGCCGAGGTCGTCGCACTGCTCAAGCGGGCCGGGGTGACCGACGACGCGATGCTGGCCGCCGCGTGGCTGCATGATGTGGTTGAGGATACGCGCATTGACCACTCGACAATCAACCGTGTATTCGGCCCTGGCGTCGCCTGGCACGTGCACGACCTGACAGATCAGGTGCCAGTTTTCTCGGGAAACCGCGCATACCGAAAAGCCCGAGAGTGTGAGCGGCTCGCCCAAGTGCACCCGCTATCCCAGTCGGTGAAACTGGCCGACCTGATCAGCAACACGCGGTCGATCCGTGAGCACGACCCGAAGTTCTGGCCGGTGTATCGGGCTGAGGCCCTGGCACTACTGGACGTACTGCGCGACTGTTCACACCCGGCGCTCTGGCGTCAATTGGAAGAGGAATTGCAGGAATGAAAGAACTGTACATAGCATGCGAGAAATCGCGAGATGAGATGCGGCTAGACCTTGAGGGTGATTCGATCCTGATAACGGTCGAGGCTAGCCACGGCGAACAGGCGTCTGTCTTCCTTGAGAACCCCGACACGGTCGCGGAGCTGCGTGATGCTCTGGGCGAATGGCTGGAGCGAAACGCATGAACCGTATTCCCGAGCTGTGCTTTTACGATTTCAACCAGCGGTTCGCGCCGTGCGTTCCGGACGTGTTTTTCGAGCAGCACCCGTCGCCCGAGCCGCGTTATACGATGGTGGAGGTGGGGCCCGAGGCGATCCCGGCACTTGAGCAGCACTGGCAGACGGGACAGCCGGTAGAACTGTTAGGGGTTGTTTTTGAATTTGCCGTGGTGGCGAAAACGCGAAAACGGCTTTTTCGGGCAGATCGGTATGTGGTGAGAGGGATCGTAGGGGGGATGTATATCTGAGGATGTGATGAAACGAGAACCTCAAATTCCATGTCTACCCACCTCAAGGCCCATGTTTACGGGCCTTTTCCAATATCTAGAAGACAAGTATTATATACTTTTAATCTTTAAGGTATGAATATATAACATATAGGCGTATAGGCCTACATGGCCCGTGCGGCTGGACACGGTAAACCGGGGTGTGATCCCTCCGCGAGCAGGTAGATATACGCAAAACACCCGTATTCATTGGGCCTCGGCGGGGTAGAGACACACCTTTACAAAAATGGCCATATCCCTTACGATACACGCTCAGCCCACAGGATCCGCGAGGTGGGATACATTGGAGTGTATATCTATGGATTTTTCTAAGCTATCGGCCATTTTTCGGTACAACGGGCGCACCGGCCGGATCTACCGCGGGCGAAACCTGGTTCCGGGAACGCCGAAGTACGAAGGCGGCCCTCTGATGCTTTTCTTTGACGGGCGCCCGGTACTGTACGCCCGCGCCTGCTTTGCCCTGGCTCACGGCTATCTGCCGAAACAGGTGAGGCACCGTAACGGGAAAGTGCAGGACAACCGGGAGTGCAACCTCTACGACCCGAGCGCCGATACTGCTGCCGAAAAGGTTTTGCCGCATGCCGGCAGGTATCCGGGGGTGCACGTCGTAAATTGCCAGCGCACCGGGCGTTTCCGCGGCTACCGTGGCAGTGCGTACATCGGGGGCCGCCGTTTTTACACGGCAGTGGTTGAAACGCCTGAACTGGCGCGAGATTTGAGGGAGAAACTGGTATGAACGTGAACGAATTGCGACGGGTTTTCAGCTACGACCCGCGAACCGGTGCCCTTTTGCAAAACGGCTACCCCATAGCTTCGCAGGTCGTAAAACTGCCGGGCCCAGGGTATCCGAAGTCGGTCAACTACGCCTCGCTCTGCTACTGGCTGCACTACGGATACGCCCCGCGCCGGGTTCGTTTCAGAAATGGGAATTCGCTAGACACTCGTGTTGAGAATATTTACGAGCTGTACGCCTATAAGCTCCCGAAGCACTTAGCACCTGCTGTCGCGTACCCGGGCGTTTTCCCGCTCCGCGACGGTACCGGCTACCAAGGCAGCACTTATCGGCGCGGGCGAAGGCACTGCACAGCTGTCGTCGAAACGCCCGAGGAAGCGCGAGACCTTCGCCAGCAGCTCAGGGAATGGTTAGAATGGGTCGAATCTCAAAAAGGAACCGCACAATGACTCCCGATCAACTAGCACTGTTCGAGCAACTGACGCCGCTACAGCGCCGCGTTTGCACGGCCCTGCTGGTGCCGGGCACGACTCAGCGGCAGGCGTACCGTGCAGCAGGGGGCACCGCCAAGTCGGACACTGCAGCGGATAGCTGCGTTTCGATCATGATGAGTAATGCAAAGGTGAAACGCTACCTGGACGCGATGGCACAGGCCGCCGTGACGAGTTCGGTCGCAACCCGTGCCGAGGTACTGGAATTCCTCACTCGCGTCGTACGGACGCCCCTGAGTGCCCTGGCGGACTTCGAGAAGGTGCCGGTCAAAGTGGACGAAGCGACCGGCGAGGTATTAGCCACACAGACCGTGTGGAATATTAAGGACTCGGCCCTGCACGACCCGCAGAAACTGGAGATCATTTCCGAACTGGGCGTCGACAAGCATGGCCCGAAATTCAAGACCCACTCGCAGCTCCAGGCGGCGCAGCTACTGGCCAAGCTGCAGGGCTGGGAAGCGCCGTCCAAAGTCGCGCAGACGAACAGTGCCGGCGAGGACGTGGCGTTGCCGAGCGTGATCCGCCTGGTAGGGCCTGACGGAGTATGACTGAGGCACTGATCCGCCTGCCGCCTAAGCTGCTACCCGTCTTCACGCCGCCGCGCGGCACGCTGCGATACCGCGGCGCGTACGGCGGGCGGGGCTCGGGCAAGTCCGTCTCGTTCGCCAAGATGGCCGCCGTGTGGGGCGTCGTCGAGCCGCTGCGCATTCTGTGCACCCGAGAACTGCAGGACTCGATCAAGGAATCGTTCCACGCCGAACTCAAGGCGGCGATCAACAGCGAGCCGTGGCTGCAAAAGGCGTATGACGTGGGCGTCGACTACCTGCGCTCGACGATCAACGCGACAGAATTCCTGTTCAAGGGTCTGCGCCACAACATCGGATCGATCAAATCGCTCGCGCAGATCGACGTGTGCATCGTCGAAGAGGCCGAGGATGTGCCGGAGTATTCGTGGGTTGCGCTTGAGCCGACGATCCGCGCGCCCAAGTCCGAGATTTGGGTGATCTGGAACCCCCGCACGGAGGGCAGCCCGGTCGATACCCGTTTCCGCGGCGCGAACATGCCGCCACGGTCCGCCATCGTCGAGCTGAACTACAACGACAACCCCTGGTTCCCGGAGGTGCTGGAGGAACAGCGCCAGCAGGCGTTACTCACGTTCGACCCCGAGGTTTATCAGAACGTGTGGGAGGGGAAGTATCTCAAGGCCAGCAAGGCTAGCGTATTCTACGGCAAGTGGGAGAACGGCACGCGCGACACGACCGGCTGGAACGGGCCGTACCTGGGCCTTGACTGGGGCTTCTCGACCGACCCCCTGGCCGCCGTGCGCTGCTGGATCAGCCCGGACGAGCGCGAGCTGTACATTGACGCCGAGGTCTACGAGGTCGGGCTAGAACTGGACGACACGGCCAAAACGGTCATTGCGGCCATACCCGAGGCGGCCCACCTGGAGGTCACCGCCGACAACGCCCGCCCCGAGTCCATCAGCCACGTCAAGAAACGGCGCCCAGGCCAAGCGAACCTGCCGGGGTGCGTCGCGTGCGTGAAGGGCAAAGGGAGCGTCGAGGACGGCCTAGACTTCCTGCGCACGTTCCGCCTGGTCGTGCACCCGGACTGCAAGCACACGCGCAACGAAATGGGCGAGTACAAGTACAAGGTAGACCGCCTGAGCGGCCAGGTATTGCGCGACCTGGTCGATGCAAACAACCACATCATTGACGCCCTGCGCTACGCGGTCGAGAAGATCATGCGTAACCCGCCCAAGTCCCGAGTATTCCTGCGAAAACGCGGTTGACAGTCGGTACAGCTAACCGTATTCTGCGCTCACACCTAACGAAACGGAGTTACCGAAATGAGCAAGCACACACCTGGCCCGTGGGAAATCGAGGAAGAGTCCGGCAGCTTCTCGCTGGTCAATCGATACCACCAGGGCGACGACTGGTGCATTGCCGAGGTTTACGGGACTGGGCAGGGAATACCGATTGAGGTTGCTCGCGCAAACGCGGCGCTGCTACTGGCGGCACCTGCCCTCCTAGCCGGCCTGACCGACGCTGCGACCCAGCTCCGTAAGTACGAAACGCTGCACCGCGCGAAGAATACGCCCGACAGCCTGGCGAAAGCCGAAGTCAACGCAGCGCTGGCCGCACGGTTCGAGGCGACGATCGCTGCGGCGGTAGGGGGTGCGGAATGAGCCGCATGCGCATCGAATTCGAAAAGGCCTATGCGGCGGCCCAGGTCGAGCAACACGGCCCACGGTCCGAAGATCCTTTCGGGCAGGATGCAGCCGGCGCTTATCTGAACTCGCTCGTGCAGTCGTGCTGGTGGGGTTACCGGAACGGGTGGGCTAAGGCGGTGTGCGTACTTGCAGCTGATGGCCTCGACGGGCTGTTGCTCCAAACTGTCTCGGCAAGCCTTGAGCGCTGACTAATGGCCCTCACCTGGTTCACCCTAAACTATCTGATCCGCCCGGCGCTTCGTGTGAAGCGTTGGCCGGTGGGAGAAACCCCGTGCCCCTCTTCAACGTAACGCACCAACCGTCGGGCCGTACGCTGCACATCCGGGCCGCGTGCCGGACCTGCGCCCGGCGTATCGCCGTCGAGCACATCGCGCTGACCGGCCCAACTGCCGAGTGGCGCGACCCCGAGCAGACACGGGTCGATTTCGTCGGTTCCGGGAACGGGCCGTCGGGGGTGTTGACAGACTCCGAAGCGTGACGCATACTGCGCCCACTTACCAACGAACGGAGTGAACCGCATGTTCTCCTACACCGACGACGCTATCGTCACCAGCAGCCCGACCGGGCGCCACCTCAGAACCGTAATTCGCCGTCCTGCTGCCATCGGCCCGCTCGACTGGAACGAGCACGCCGACCAGGTGTGCAAGGTGCTGAACGAATTGGACAGCAAGGCTAAGGCCGCCCGTCTGAGCACTGTGCTCAAGCCGGGCCCCGTGGGTGGGGCTTACCTAGGCCCGTTTCCAGTTGCACCGGCGGGCGGGCAGGGCGCCGAACTCGACTGGGCCGTTCGCTACCCGGTCGGAATGGCCAGCATACGCCAGAGGCTGAGCGGCGAATGGCCGAAGGCCGCCGATTCGATTGAACCGGTGCCGGGCGCCCGTTTCCTGAACGACGAAACGTTTGACGCCACCTCAGACCCGGGTGACTTCGGCCCAATAGCATTTGCAACACCGGGCGAGCGTATCGCAGAACTGGAAAAACAGCTCGACGACGCAACCACCAAACTGGCCGCCGCGCAGATGCTGCTCGAAAAGCCGATTGAAGTTTCAAACGACCTGGCCCGCCTGCTGCAAAAGGGCCGCCCCGGTGACATGTTCATCGCAAACCGCACTTTCAAACGAGTGGAGTAACCCGCAATGACCCGATTCGAACAGTTTCAACAAAACGTGCAGCGCTGGGCGACCGAGCGCGGCATCTACGAGCACAGCACCGCGCTGGCTCAGGCGCTCAAGGCGGTTAGCGAGGTCGGCGAGCTGTGTGACGCGGTGATCAAGAACGACCGTGACGCGTTGGTCGATGCGATTGGCGATACGGCTGTGACGCTGATCAACGCCGGCCATTTCTACCACCACGAGTGGGACGTCGAGTACATCTACGACAACGAAAAGTCGGATCGGCCCTTGGCGGAGTGTGCAGCAGCCATTTCGAAGGTCTGCGGCGACCTTGCCAGCGAAGTAGCCGGACTGGACATGGCGGGGGCTACGAAAGGCGAGCTGCTCGACATGGTCATGTTCAGTCTGTACGGCACGTCGCTCGTAGCTGGCCTTGACTTTGACGACTGCTGCGAGTCGGCCTGGCAGACGATCAAAGATAGGCGCGGCAAGATGGTTGCGGGCGGGGCGTTCGTTAAGGAGGGTGAGTGATATGGCGCGGTTGATAATTTCTGCGCTCCTGTACGCAGGGGCAGGCGGTGCGCTTTATCTCAGCGGGGCCTCTTTCTGGTGGGCCTTCGCTGCTTTCACCCTGGCGGCAGTCGGTGGGAAGGTCGAAAAGGGCTGGCGAGGATGATCCGCCGCCTACTGAACTGGCTGCGCGGCCCTTCCCCGCAGCAACAACTCACCCCGGCCGATCTGCAACGCTTGCAGGCCGCCGAGGCTAAACGTCAACGGAAACGCGAGAGGATGAAAAATGTTCAAGCAAATTGATTGGGAAATTCGTCTCGACGGCGAAACGTACTCGGGTTGCATGGACCTGCACAAGCCCGCAGACCTGGAACGGGTACTGGCGGAGATTCAATCCGAAATCGAGGAAGAGGCCGATGAGCGTGCAGAACATGAACGCCACTGAATTCCTACAAGCCGCCATCGACACCCAGGCCGAGCGCGGAAAGCAGTACGACTCGCCGGAGGGGGAGCGCAGCATGGGCCGCACGGTCCAGGCTTTCAACGCGATCACCGGTCGCGATCTGACCGAGGCCGAGGGCTGGCTTTTGCTCCAAACGCTTAAAGATGTGCGCCAGTGGCAGAACCCCGACAAGTACCACCACGACAGCGCGCTGGACGGCGTGGCGTACGCTTCGTTGAAGGCCGAGGCGCTGTGCAATGCGCCGCGCCCGATCGATCCGAATGCGGCGGAAGTTAAAATGTTTCCGTTCACTATGCCTAGGCTTGAAGACGACTGGATCGAACACGGAGGGGTTTGGGAAGCCGCACCACGGGGTTCAGAAGTTTTCATTCGGACGAGGCGAGGTAGTGTTTCAGGCCCTATCCGCCTTCGCGACGATCTTTCCAGTTCCTGCTGGGCCTGGGCTTCTGCTAGTCAAGCGGTTAACGACATCGTCGCGTACCGCCTCGCCTGATACACTCGGCGCGTCCATCAGGAGCGCGCCACCATGTCCCAACGTTTCGTAATATCCAACGGCCAGGCCCTCACCGCGACCATGTCTTCGGACTTCGCGGGCGGGGTACTGGCCTTTTCGTTTACCGGCACGCCGGTCGGCATCCCCCGTGTGTTCCGGCTGTTCGCCGGGTCCGAGGTCGAAGTCCCGCAGTTCAGCAAGAACGAATGGCGCTTCAACGGCGCGTGCGAACAGGTGCGCATCGACCTGACCGGCGTTACCGGGTACTCAGCGTACAGCGCGACGTGCTGGCGTACGGGTGAGCCGCTCGACATGCACCCCGAGGGCCTGTTCGCCGGCGACCGGGCCATGCCGGTGCAGTTTTACGACGAGGTGAACAAAAAGCGCGGCACGCAGTGGGAGGCGTCGCGCCTGGTAACGATCGCCAGTAACGCGCCGGCGACAAACGTCTATTCGATCATCCGCACGGGCAGCAAACCCGTGGACTTGAAGTCCCGCATATTCGGTTACAGCGGCTTGGGCGTGGTCGGCAG